CTAATCTCCTCAGGAGTTAACCCGTTTATTAGTTCATCATAATTACTATGTGAATCAAAGAAACTCAACATTGGCATAGTACCATTAAACTCATATGTATGAGTACCATTTGCTTTACCCTTAAAAATACGGGTTTCACCTCTTTTTGTATACTCGTTAAGAGTAATATTATTTTCTGATACTTTACCTACGCTTCCCATATGATTATCCTCACTTCTTCAGCAACTTAAGCATATTAGGATTCTTCTTAAGGTATACGATTCCTTTTCCTGTAAGTTTTACTCTTGCTTTTTCAGGGTCATTGGCATCTAAAATCTTATTCTTTGATACTTTATCGCCGTTCTTAATAACAAGAACTGCGCTATTTCCGCTACCTTCGATTGCATAGACGTTACCGTCTTTTGAAGTAACAAACTTCTTATCTCCGCCCTGTTCACCGTTCTTTTCAGCAGTAAGGGCTTTTGTATTCTTCTCTCGCTCTGCAATCTCTTTATCACGCCTGTCAGACTCTTCTTTAGCGGTCTCTTTAGAGTTCCTTGCCCAAGCCTGTTCAGGTGTCTCACCTGCCTTTACAAGCAGATGTCTACCGTTCATTGTAACCCAACGCTCTTTATCAGAAACTTTACTTGCCATATGTTCAATTCTCCTTCATATACGGCTTATATCTAATATTATCTCTAAAACATTAGCAGTTGTCTATACTTACTTCTTCCTGTTATCTGCAACAAACTTATGCTGACCGTTTATGGTTACCCAACGACCTTCACCCTTCTTATACATAGCGTCTATCTTGTCAAACTTTGCTCTGTCTTTCTTTGTAACCTTTTTAGATTTACCACCCACAGTATATACTCTCCTCTGCAACAAAACAAACAAAATGCTTTAATTACCTTTACGTGCCCAAAACCTTTGTAAAGCATATCTAACCGAGTCTATGCTGTGGTCGTCACCGTCAGGATAAGAACTGATAAAATTTCCGTCCCTATCTTGCTCATACTCATAATTAGAAAACTCTCTGAACGTATGTGGACACTTCCTTCTGTCAATATAAATATGATTAAGACCCTGTAACCACTTTGTACCGTATCTTCTACTCTCTGGACCTTTTTCAGCAGGTCTGATAAATGCTCCGTATGCCTTAAAGTCTGCTACTGATTTTTGTTCTGCACTATCTGCAATAACAGGCTCTTCTCTTGTTACATACTTTAATTCGTCATACAACTCGTGAAAAACAGTCTCATTTCTCTTTTGTACCGTTCTAAACTCTCTAAAGATATACAAATCCAAATGTTTAGGGTCAAAGTGCATACGGGTAAAATGAAACGGGTCACGGGCAAAGCCCCAGTCGATTCCGTTATAGATATTATCAAACGTTTGCCACATAGGTTTCTTTCCACCGACTGCTTCAACAAGTTGGTCGCTGTCGAATTCAGCAACGTTAGGAAATACGTCTCCGCCTGTACCTATAGCAACACCTAAATATTCGTGTGCATATGCTCTCTCATTGCGTGCCTTAAGTTCTTCTGCTTCTTCAAAGAACTGTGTACCTAACCATTCAGGGTGTGCTTTAGCAACGTCAAGATAAGTGTTATGTGTTACAAGTGTACTTGCTCTGTCCTGTACTTCATATGCGTATTCATTAGCCCAATTATTCTTTGAAATCGGGGGATTGAAAGTCATAAAATTCCAAAATCTGTCTCCGCCTCTCATCGTAGACTGCAAGACCTTACGGATTTCATTCTCCCCTGCAAATTGGTCTAACTCTTCCCACCAAGTAACTGCAATATAGCCTTTATCTACCTTGATAGACTTTACTTTGTTAGGGTCGTCCATGCCCATAAACATAATCTTTTGTCCCGTAGGCATATAGACTATCGGGTTGCTATATGTTTTAGGTATCTTAAAAAATGAAGTAAGTCCTAACTTCTCTATGCCCCAAACAACTTGAGAATAGATAGAGTTTTGAATTGTATTGCCGACCTTACGAAAACAAACAGCATTAACTTCAGGATAAGTGATAACTAACATAGGGATAGCAATACCACCGTAAAAAGACGACTTTGTACTACCTCTTCCGCCTTCCCCTATATAATGAGTATGCCCGTGCATCATTATGTCACGAAACACGGGTTTATACATTGGTATTATACAGTCGTTAATAGGTATGTTAACTTTGATGTCGTTCACATCTATCAGTCTTTCTGTTTTGTACTAAATTGCTCTTCAACAGCGTTAATATCTACCGTAGGTAAAACCTCTTCTACGCTTGCGCTTGCGTCCTCGCCCCAATCAACCGTAATGGTAATCTTAGGCTGTTCATTGCCTGCAAGTCTGTTAGGAATATCTATCTGTCTCTTTGCCAACTCTTGAGCGGCTTTTGTTCTCTCTGAAAGTGATGCCTCAAGTCCAAATTGGTCAAGCAACTTACCACGCATAACATCTGTAAAATACTGCATAATCTCATCAGCAGATGCTATACTCTCACTTCTATGCTGTTCAAGCCTGTATTTAATCTCTTCGTTGATAAAAGGTGTATTTAACAGTTTCTGTGCAAACTGAGCGGGTGTACTTGACTTATAGCCTGCATCTATTACAGACTGTTTTCCATTACCTGTCTCAATATATAAGTCAATAAACCTCGCTTGGAGAGGTGTTAAAGCGTGACCTGAATGCGTAGCAAAATCAGTTCTTTTGCTCTTCTTTGCATCAGTGTTATTAGTCTTGTTAGGCTGTTCATATCCAGGCAAGGGCATTTCCTATATCTCCTTTTACAAAAAGAAAGGGAGATAGGCTTAATACACTTATCTCCCCCTTTTTGAGTGTTTTTAGTTAGTTCTTGTCAGGGTCGCTTCCGTACATTGCTTCAAGTTCTGCGTAAGCGGCATCTGCATCGGCTTGAATTTGGTCAAGTTCCTCTTTAGTAAAATTGATAAGGTTTGCCACATCATCAACTGTAAGAAACTTATTACCTTTTGCCTCTTCTGCTTCCAACTCTTTGATTTCCTCTTCAGTGAAATCCTCAAGTCTTCTTTCCTCGTCCATCTTTTGTACCTCCATACAATTTTATTAGTTATCTCTCTTTGTCAGCCTTCTCGTTCTCATATTACCGCCGAAGTATCTGTTATTCTTATCACGGTCATTTTGAATGAGTTTATCAATAGTGGCTCTCTGCTTTGTACTGTTAGCAAGTTCTCTAATGACTCTCTCTTCAGGGCGGGTAAGTGCACCTCTGCCATTTGCCGCTTTCCATGCCTTTGCCTGATTAACAAGTCTGTCAGCGTAAGCCCTGTAAGATTCATCTCTTTCCTGTGTTCTATTGAGAGCACTGTTAATACCGTTTAAAAGGCGTTCTTTCTGCTCACGTGTTGCGCCTGTCATAGCGATAGCATAGCCTCTTGAAGGACTCTCAAGCCCAAGTCTTTCACCCCACTTTTTAGCAGTAGCATTAGCACTCTTTGCGCCTGTCTTGCCTGGGTATATAACGATAGTATTTATTCGTGAAAGTCTGTCCATAATATCTGCTGTTCCACGAACCTGCTCAAGTTCCGCACGATTCATTCTACCGTCGCCTGAAGCAATACCAATACTTCCCATCTATTTATTCTCCTTTCTGAGAGTAATTTTTTATCTCCGACCACAGTTCATTATTCTGTGGCACTTCTTTACCGTTTATAGTATACCACAAATCTCTTAAATACAATACGATTTGTATTTGTGAAGTACTTTTATATAATTCAATATTATCAAACTTCTGCCTGTCTTCATTCCATACGGCTTGCTTGATATTATATAGGGTAACAGCCCTGTCTTGCTGTGCTGACCAAAACTGCGAAGTCGTATACATTATCCTCATTCCCCTGAGGTTTAACGCCGTTATAAGTTTCTTAATCATACTGGCGTTGCTCGGCATCTCACTTCTCCTTCTCCATATAAACACTATATCGTATCGTTATGCCCCTGTCAATTCCGTATTTTCAGCATTTTCCACCCCTCAACCGCCCCTATATGCCAAAAATCACACTCTCAAAAAATCACCCACGCCCCTTTTTCACATAGGTTAGCCAAAATATCACGCTTTTTCAAGGGGGTGGGGTCTCCTTGTCTCCCAAGATAACAATAACTACTAATGTTCTCGCCCAAAAGCGACAATACGTGTAGTAGAAAATCAGAATACGGAAAATGTATACATACCCCTTATCAATATCTATTTGGGGGTGGGGGTGGGGGTATGGGGCGTAAAAAGAAGGGGCTTTTTAGGGGTGGGGGTTAATGTCTTTTCAAGGTGTGGGGGTTTAGGCTGATTTAAAAATTCATTAGATGATTTTTGACCCTTTTCACCTTGAAGATTTTCAGTGAAAATTTTTCCTTCGCTCTTGCTTTGCCTTTTGGCTTTGCTCTTCTTGCTCTGTTCTTGGCTCTGCCTTGCGCCTTGCTCTGCTCTTGCTTGGAGTCTTGCTCTTGCTCTGCTGATTTCCTCTGCCTCCGCCCTTGCGCTCTGCTCTTTCGCCCTCAACCTTTTTAACTCTTTCTCTGTCTGCTCTATGGTGGGGGATAATAGGGGGGTCATTCCTTGCGCCTCTTGGCGTGCCTTTTCGTAACACGTCTGCCCGTAGCCCCTGATTCTGTTTTCTGCGCCTTTTAGCCTTTTTCCGCATCTTCGGCAATATTTATAAAGGGTCATAATGCACTTACCAAAAAATAATCAATTGCTGATTCTTCGTCAATTTCGCCTGTCTTAATGCCTTGCTCAACCCTCTGCAAAGTTTTAAGAAAAAACACTAAATCTGCACTCTGCCAACTGCCTGCGGTCTGCCTTGCGATTTTCACGTCCCACGCTGTTAAGCCTGTTGTCTTGCAGATGTCCTTGCTCTCACAAATCTGAACCTGTAACACCCTCTTGATGTTAGAATAAAGCACTGAAATAAGCCTGAGCGACGGCTCGCCTATCTCCTTGCAATCTTTAAGAAGATTAAAGGCTCTGCTGATGTCTGCTCTCAAAAAAGCATCTGTGAAATCAAAAATTGCGTCCTTCGGAGGTCTGCTGATTGCCCCTTCGCTGACTAATGTCTCAAATGCTTCATCTGCGCCCACGCCTTGCGCCCGTGCGTATACGTGCACCTTGTTGGTCTCTAATAGGATTCTACTATAATCACGCTCGCATAGGTCTATCAGGTCAAACGTGTTTTCATCTGAAAGGCTACATACTTTCTGCACGTACTTATAAAGCGTGTCTGCGTCCATATACTCAAATGTTATTATCCTGTCTGCGTATAACTTGCTTGCTTTACTTCTGCCGTCTATATCTGTCATTTCAAGGATTAAGATATTATCTCCCAATAACTCATCTACCGCAGAAATTTCTGTAGCACTTTTCCAAAACTCTGCGTCGTCTCTGCATACATATACATTAGATAATTTGAGTATTGATGCCCTTTTATTAAATGCCTCTTTAACGCTCTCAATTCGCTTTACAGGCTTTCCTGTAACCTCTGCAACCTTGTTTATATAAATTCGCTGTGCTTCAATCTCTGCCCCTGTAAAGACATAAAAAGGGCATAGTTTATTTGCTTTGATTTGTCGCTTAACATCGTTGACTGTCATTCTCTGTTAACCCCTTTTAAGTGTTCATTGGAATGACTGTATTATAACATTAGCACGTTTGTATTTATATAAGGCTATACAAGCAAAATAAAAGGGGCTTATATGCCCCTGTATTGCTTTTATTTGTGTCTCTAGGAATTAGTACCTAGAAGAGCACAAATTGCATGCGTAGTCCAACTCGTGCACCGTATGGTTGCTCTCATAGGTTGCATCAAGGTAAACACTAACAGTGTTGTCTTCACCCTCAACAACTGAAAGCACCTTGTACATAGTGTCCTTGTACTGTGTATCTAAAGCGTGGTTAAGGTGTACCAAGTTAAGAGCCTCAACCCAATTGTGTGCATAGTGGTTACCAATGCACTCCTGCATAACGTGAGGAGCAACACCAAAGCCACCATAAATAATGCGTGCGCTATTAAGGAAAATAACGACATTGGTATTCTCATCAAGACCTGCGAGAACGTCATCAAGGTAAACAGACTCGTCAAAGTCATCTTCAAAAGGTGAATAATCGTCGTAAATATCATCGTAATCGTCCCAACCGCAATTGCAGTATGCCTCATACTCCTCATCAGCCTGTGCGAGTTCTGCATAAGTAGGAGCAGTATTAAAATCGTGCTCTGCCATCTCAAAAGCCTCTGCCTCTGAAAGTCCACTGTTTACTAAAAGGTTAGCGATAGAATTGATAGTTGTCATTTTTAAGTTCCTCCGATTTTTGAGTGATTTAAGTTTGTACCCTAACTATACAGGTATGCTTGCCTATTGTCAAGCGGTTTTCAAAAAATTTTTTAAGGTATCAGGATAAACCTGACTCCCACCCTAAAAAGTGCATATAATCAACCTCGTAATATCTCTGCACCTTTTCATTGTAACGAGCCTCTGCTTCAGCCTCTGCCTGCTCTGCGAGGTAATCAGCCTCTGTATAGTTAGCCATAGCCTCTGCGATTTCCTTCTCTGTCATGCCCTCAATAGTAATACGTGTCATTTTTAAGTCCTCCAAGGTTTGATTTGATACTCATATGATACACTAACCAAAACAGAATGCAATACCTTTTTGCAAATTTTTCAAAATTATTTTTCAGCGTGTCTATGACTCAATGACTACACGACAAACTTAAAGGCGGATTATTCCGCCTCTTTTGTCACCTCTTTTAGAATGAAGTAAAGACCTGTTAAAATTGCTATCAATTTATACCTCCTCAAGTTCCCAATTTGCATTAACTCTTAAGGCTCTGCCTACTGCCTTTAAATGAATGTCAGATACTGTGTGGAATGTCCTGATTAAAATTGCTAACGTGGCGTTATCTCCCGCTCTCGTGGCTCTGATTGTCTCAATAAGACCCTCTGCTGTCTTTCTTGCCTGTTCTGCGATTTCGTTGTTGTTCATTTTATACTTCCTCCATTTTCTCTTCCCAATATTTATACTGTGCATCGGCTATCATATTTACATACATCTGTACTTTCTCGTGGTCACCTTCATTAAGGTACTTTTGGACTAAATCCATTGTGCTGTTTATAAGGTTGTTAAGTTCTGTGCGTGTCATCTTTCTGTCCTCCTTTCCTTTTCTTACCTTGATTATACCATAGTAAAGCATATATGCAATACCTTTTTGAAAAAAAAATTCAAAATATTTTTCTGCACTCTGAAGGCTATGTGCTACACACCCATCTCTGTCGTCTCTGAACAACCAAAAAGGGCAACCCCTTCGGGCTGTCCTCTTCGGTCTATTATTTAGGAGGTTGGATTATCTCTGATTATAGCCTTTACGCTGATGCTCGTAGGCTAACTGTAAGATATCCTGAGGTGCTACTCTGTTTTCTGCTTCGTAGTATCTTCTGATTTGGTTAGGTCTTGCAATTAAGACTGTAACTAAATCGTTAGAGCGGATAGAATATATTTTAATCAGCCCCGTTGTTGTGATTTCGTGTCTTTCCGCACCGTGCCAATGTCCCCTGTCTACTACGAATGCGTCTACTGTTCTACCATAACCGATTTCTGTCTTTATGAGGTTGGCTCTTTCTCTTCTGTCCTCTGCCCAATGCTTGCTTTCCATCTTCGTATCTCCTTTCAAGTCTTTTAAGTGTTCCCTGTTCTTACCTTAATTATACTCCTATGCTCCACTATTGCAATAGGGTATACAAATAAATTTGTAAACAAATTATGAACAACAACATTTGCCCCAAAAACATTCCGAAGGTCAGATGCTACACAGTAGACTTACCTCATCAAAGTAAAAGGGGCATCTCTGCCCCTCATACTTCAATTACTCTTACTTCCAATTTATTGCCGTATAGACTCTCCAGCCTATCAAACTGTTTTGTAACTTCTCTTGAAGTATTACAATATATTATCCCTGCTGTCGGGTCTTCTGTTATTGATAACTCTGCAATTTGTGGGTAATGTTCATTAAACCACTTATTTTTATGTCTCACAAAAATTTTGTACAATAAACCACCCCCTTACCACTCGCAAGCCCTTGCGATTTCCTTGCGGGTGTTTTTGCGGTCATATGCCTTTTTATTCTTAAAGACTGTTGACCTCGGTCTTAAAGGCTGTATATAAGGCTGTTTTGCCTGTTCACGCTTCAGCCTTGCCTCTTCTGCCATTACTAATTTTGCGAATGACTTTGACATATCAGAATCTCCTTTTGAGTTTTTTGATTTACTCTTATAGTGTACACCATATAGGCTATACTGTCAACAATTATTTTCAGGTTTAATGCTCGTCGTTTTGAAGTTCCACCTACACGACTTGGCAAAGAAAAAGGCGGATTTGCTCCGCCTCTCCTGTTGCCTCTGCTCTCGTTCCTTATACCTCGTCAAGTATAAGATAAGAATTCCTGTATGTCTCAAGTCTCCAACCGTTTTCAACTCTCCACGCTACTGTAAAATTAGTTGTACAGTGTCCGCAGATTCTGAAATTTGTTCCGCCCTCTGCTGTGCACATTTCACGGCATTCTCTCCAAGCGTTAGCCTTTGCCCAAGAAACTCTGCCGTATACGTCATAAAGGTCATATCCCTCGTATCTAATTGCTCTGCCTCTGAGTTCCTCTGCCTTCTTTGTGTTACCGTTAATAATTGTCATAAGTCTTAATCTCCTTTTGAGTTTTATTTGGTTTGTACCCTTATTATATAGTGTATCCTCTATACTGTCAATACCTTTTTTGAAAGTTTTCTAAAAATATTTTTGTCAGGCTCACATCTGCATCGAAGGTCTGAACTACAACACCCCTCTCCCCTTGCAGTGCCCACAGCACAATAAAAGGGGCTTGCGCCCCTCTTGTGTGTTTGTTCTCCTGTTCTTATGCCTCTATGATTTCCTCGTGTGCTTCTGCTACTTCGTGGGCTTCCTCTGCTGTCTCGTATGCTTCAAAAATAGCGTCTGCTATTATTTCCATGCAATGTCTAAAACCTTCGTGGTCGCCTCTGTTCAGGGCTATTCTTGCGTATTCCATTGCTTCGTTGATAAAATCCTTAAGTGTCATATCTCCGCCCTCCTTTTGAGTCTTTAGAGTTTGCCTTTTGTTAGTTTAAGTATAACATAGTACAGCATATAATCAAGGGGTAAAATGTAAACAAACTGTGAACAACAAAAACGCAACCTCATCACATCGAAGGTTCGTCCTACACGACTTCCGCCTGATGTCAGGCAAGCAAAAAGGGGCTTGCGCCCCTTCTGCCTTCTGCTGTCCTTCCCGTTAGGCTAACTCTGCATAGATTTTAGCATAAAAGGCAAGGTCTGCGTTCTGCTTGCACTCTTCCTCAAATGCTTCCTTACGCTTTGCGGTCAGTTTCTGATAACCATTAGCCCTCAAAAACTGTGCCTTAAGATATTCCCTCTCACGCTCGATTAACTCGTCTAAAGCGCAACGCATAACAGTCTGATAAGTGTACCTCTCCCAAGTCCTGTTAAGATAATGACAGGTATGCTCTGCGACTCTGCGTCCGTCGATAAACATTGTGGTGTCGTGTGCGAATCCGCTTCTCGTACCTCTCCAAGCATTTGCAAATTCAACTTCTCTGCCGTCAACTGTGATTTTCTTAAGTTCCATAATAAGACCTCCGAACTTTTTAAGTTTTTAAGTTTGTACCCTTATTATACATCATATGTTCAACGTTGTCAACTCATCACACAAAAGATTTTCTGCATCAGCATCAGGTCTGTCCTACACGACCTTGCCCCGCTCTGCGTCCGCAGACTCTGCCTGTGCGAAACGCACACGGCAAGCCGTCAGGCGACAACCTCGCACGCCCACCGTGCCCGTGTAGCCGTTGACAAAAAAGAAGGGCGACTGCTCACCCCTCCTGTTTATCGGTTTGTCTTATACAGAATGTATATGTCTCCGTCCTCGTCTACTGTATCAAATACCCAAGTCCTTTTTGTGTTATTAAAGAGGTTAAAGGCTTTCCATACCCTTGTATAAAAACCTGTTCCGCCGAGTCTGTTGTGGTTGCGTGCCTCGTCAAAATCAAAAACAAATGCACCAATAGAATCTACGAAAAAATCTTCAATCTTAAGATGCTTAATTACTCTTCTTTCTGCCTGTGTAAAAGTTGTGATGATATTCATAAGTGTTACCCCTTTCAAGTTTGATACCTTTATTATACAGGATAGTATTTACTATGTCAATATGTTTTTGAAAAATTTTTCTGCCTGTCCTTTTATTTGGACATACTCATTCTGTTGGTTGTAACTACAAACCCGTTGGCAAAAAGGGGGCTTGGTATTGCCCCCTCTCGTCTTATACGTACTTGCAAGCCTTTAATTCTCTGACCTGATTCTTCCAATACCTTAATTCACCATGCGCACGCTTTAAAGACTTTCTATACTGTTTTTCCTCTTCAAAGCCCTTCCATAATTCGATAGCCTTTTTATAGTACTCTATTTCGCCCTTATAGTATTCTACGGACTTATTAAGTTCTTCAACTCGTCTGTCAATATCAGCATTCCACTCTAACTGTTTTGCTGTCAATTCATTGTTTACGAGTTTTTTACCGTACTCATAGATGTCTTCTTTAGTAACAGTATCGTCATTCATATACAGGATTTCGAGCCGCTTATAAATCTGATAATTATAGTCATTAGCCTTACAACCTGTTCCCTGAATAAATTCGTCGTATAACATATTTAAGTCCTCCAAGTCTTTTAAGTTTGTACCTTTATTGTACAGCCTATTTTAAATGCTGTCAATACTATTAAAGGGACTATTCCGAGATATTTTTACACGGAACTCGTGTAGGCGGACTCACCACATATCCGTCTCCCACTCCTCCTCTATTTTGTTATGCCAAAATTCAAACTCGTTTTTAACCTGTTCGGCTGACAAGTTGTTTACTTTTTCCACAGTATAGCCTGTCAGCCGATTGTTAATTAAAAGCCACTGTCTTTTATACTCCATTAAAACTCCTCGCCTACTGCCTCACCCTCATAATAGATTCCACGGTTAACACGATAGTAAACTGCCTCGTTAAACAGTTTCTCGTAAAGGTCAATTGCACCCTCTAACTTATTATAAGCAATGCCTATAAGTTCTGCGTCCTGACGGGTAGCATTTACTGCGTCAACATATGCGAGAAACATAACTTCCAACTGCTGTCTTGCGATTTCCTTCATTTTAAAATTCCTCCAAAGTTATAAGATTTACAAGTTTCCTTGTTTACACCTATATTGTATCATACAGTACAATGTTTTGCAATAGGTTTTCAAAAATATTTTTTTGACATTTGAATGGTGTTAACTACATTCGTAGCGGGTCGGGATATTGCTACCCTCGCCCCGTGTTAATTAACACAGTCTCTTGTATTGAGATACCAAACGCCTTCCTCTCCGTCGCAATTCTCATAACCTAAAACCCACTCCTCGTTATTTCTTAAAAACGCTGTAACCCTAATTAAGATTTCAGTATTCATTTCAAATTCAGGAATTAAGATATTGCCTGCAAACTCGTTATAATACATACCAAGTTCATAAGACTTAACAAGTTCATATATACGGATACCCTCGTCTGTCATAAATTCGTCTCTCATAGTTTAACCCCTTTCAAGTTCTTTTGTTTGTACTTATATAATAGCATACAAAATAATGTTTGTCAACTGCCCTTTTACATCTGTTTTCAATACCCCGCCTACACGACTTAAGCAAAAAGAAAGGGCTTTCGCCCTCTCCTTTTATGCGCTCCTCTTGCACTCTTCGAGCAACCCCTTGCAGAATTCGTCTATATGGTGTACGCCCTCTGCTGTCTTCTCGCCGTACTTGGTGATTTTTGGGAAGTCGCCTGTTCCTTCGTAATAGGAATGAATGAAGCCGTCCTCGTCAAATATGATGGAGTCCTTTGACTTGGCTGTTGTGTTCTGAAGTGCCCACATTTGAATAAGTCCTTTACCAAGCCCTGACAGAGTAGTGTCAATTTTTCCGCTTCTTCTGATAAACCTTACACAGTAATACCTTTTAAGTTCTTCCATTTTAAATACCTCCGATTTTTGAGTTTTTCTTGGTCTGTATCTTTAGTATACAGCATAGTTTCGCCTATGTCAAGTAGTTTTTCAAAAAATATTTTTGTTGGTTTCCTATTGACGAGTAGTATAGTATATGCTGTAATATAAGTATAAAGATAATGGAGAAGGATATTTCCCGTGTAGCAACTCACCCTAAAGATAAAGGACAGATTACTCTGCCCTCTACCTCAAACCTAAAAGAACTCAACGGAGTTACTGTCTCCAATATGCCCCTTCCTGTATTACCTCCCTCGTGCCTATCTTATACTCCACAGGGTTTGTTCTATAAGACTGTGCAGAGGCTAACAACCTGTTTTCTGCAAGTCCTACCGCCCTATAACCGCCGTATACAAGATAGTTTCTCGTGCCGTCCTCGTTTCTTACCCACACAGAATAGGCGTTGTTTTCGTACCTGATGTACATTATATATTCGGCGTGGAATCTCGCCTCGTAATAATATCCAACTGTTCGTCTTCTTCTTTCTAACTCTGTCATACTAATACTCCTTTATTTTTTGTATTGTAGTTCCCTCTCGGATTACTCCTGACGGAGAACCTCTTGGAGAACCTCACCGAGAAGGTAGCACCTGATTGTAACGTCTATTGTTTCCCACTCCTCGTCGTCTATCTTCTCACCAAGTTCGTCAAGGCTTGCACCAAACTCCCTGTAAACGTCAACAGCAAGTCTGTAATTGTCTTCTACGTACTCCCTCGCCATTGCCCTACTAAAAGTGTAAGAGCCACTTGCGTTGCCTGTTATGGAATCAGTAACAAACATATCGTCGTAAAGGGTATCAAAGTCCCTCTCGTCTACCTCGTCCAAATAGTCCTGAATATCGTCTCTTAATGCTTCTCTGTAATCGTATGCCATATTATTTGACCTCCAAGTTTTTAAGATTTTCAAGTTTGCTTCCTTGATACTTATATTATAGCATAGGATAATCTATTTTGCAAGCACTTTTCAAAATATTTTTTGAAGATGTTAATGCTATGTGTGCTACACACCAACCAAAAGAAAAGGGGCAGACTGCTCTACCCCTCTCCCTTACCATAAAGAAAAGAACAAACAACTTGGAGGTGTTGTTAGTTTGTTTATTAAGCAACCTCGACCTCTCTATAGCCTCGGCTGATTGCGTACCTGACATACAGGTCTGCATGACGTGCAGGAACTATTGCAAAATTTACCCAAGTACCATTCTCTCTAACTCTGATTACTGCCATTTTCAAGTACCTCGCTTTTCAAGTTTTCTTTGGTTTGTAATTATATTGTACACTACGATATAATGTTTGTCAATAGGTTTTTGAGAATATTTTTAGTATGTCATTTTCTGCATTACTCGGAGGTTATAACCCACCAACTCTGTTAACTCTCTGTACAGGTCTGCGTACTCTTCGGGCTTTGCCTTTTTAGTTGCCCAATAAGTCTGCAAGCACGCCTCACCGTGCTGTCCTATATGCTCGTAACACGTCATAAAACCTCTGTCATAAGTTTCAGGAAAGAATGCGATAATATCCCAATCTCCTGTGTAGTCGTTCTTTATCTTTCTGAAAATTACTTTTGTCTTTTCCATTGTCTTTAACCTCCGATTAAATTATTTCATCAGGGTGATAAATTCACCCTTTTAATATCCATAGTGGATAATTATGAAGTCTCCGATTTCGTCAGACCACCCTGTCCTGATAGTCTGCATTAAGGCTAACAACATATAGAACCTTCTATAATTTTCCACCTGAACATTGTCCAAAAGCCAATTATATACTTTCTCAAAAGAAGTATATGTTAACTTCTTACCGTACTTGTCCTCTTTTACCTCTGCGTCAGAACCGTAGAAGTCAAAGAACTTTCCCTCATACTCTCCCGTGAACAGATTAAGGAATCCCTGTGATGTTCCGCAAAGATTCAACTCTGCAATGGTCTCTGCGTACCCCTCAAAATAAGGTCTTGCAATAATTACTCTTGATTCGTAACCCATGTGTTTAACTCCTTTCAAGTGTTTGGTTTGTACTTATATAGTAGCATACAATAAAATGTTTTGCAATGCCTTTTTCAAAATTATTTTCAAATCAGTTTATAATTTAGACTACATAACTGTGGACTGTAGTAAAAGAACAAGGGCTGTTATGCCCCTGTCTTAATGCCTCATATCGTAGCCTCCTATGATGTCCTTAATGAGACAGTACTCCTCATAGGGCGCATAGACCAAGCCGTTAATAACACAGCCGTCAAACCAACCCATAGCGTGCTGAACCTTGTCAAGCCACTCCTGTGCCTCGTCGCACCAATTGGAGTCATAGCACCAATTCATAGCCCTGTCGTGAGCATTGTACAACTTGTGCTGATTGTTGTACCAACTGCAAACGGGATAAAGTTTCTTGCCTGTCTTCTTATCACGATAAATCTTTGTTTTCATAGTGATGCCTCCTTACGAGTCTTTCAAGGTTTATACTTATATTATACTCATAGTGAACACTATTGTCAATACTTTTCTGAAAAAAATAAAGGGGCAATTACTGCCCCTCATTCTTACTGTTCAAAGTACAGGATAACGTCAAGGTCGCTTCCAAAATGCTGTGCCTCTAACTCCTCCATAAAGTCCTCATAGGACGACGGGTCATTCTCCTTGCATTCTATGATACTCCTTAAAAGCCTTCCATAAAAACCCTGTGAATATGACAACTCCTGAATAAGTCCTAAAATAGCCTCTCTGTCCATTATTCTGCTACCTCCATAATTTTAATTATTTCTTTGCCGTATTCTTTACGGATATCTGTTTTATTCAAGGCGTATATTTCAAGAATCCCGTAATATTTTGTCTTTACCCAAAACTTACGCAAATACTCAGCATATCTAAAAGCCCAACCACCGACTTTGTATGCTGTCTCCTGCGTTACGATATGTAAATCCTTTAAAGGCTGTTTATCGCCGTTATCGTATGCAAGCATAGCCTGTGGAATTCTGCCCTGTAACACTTTGTCAATATCTGCCGCTTCCCACTTAACAAACTTGTAATACTGCATTTGTCTACCTCCGAGTTTTATTAGTTTTTCAAGGTTTGTACCTATATTATAAAGCATATAGGCTATACTGTCAATACCTTTTCAGAATAATTTTTAATTTGTCAGTCGGACTGTGTAGTATCTTCCAATAAAATAGTCGCTAAATTCCAAGTTAGAAGATTTCACTAGTTATCTGTGGTGATATTAGCAATAAAGTTACTAGTGAATATGCCCACACTCCTAACTTAGAAGTTAACGACTATTTTAAAATTTTGGGTAGCCTCAGTCCGTCCGCACTCACAACCCACTTTTCGGCATTCTCCCAACTCATTTTTGGAATGAATCCGTATGCGTATCCCGTACTATTTATAACGCGAGTGGCAGGTCTTTGGGTGCTGTCTCCGTTCCACCCTTTCAATTTACAGACTTACACGACAACTCTGTGTCTACCACCCTCGTCCTACTATTTCAAGGCTTTCAGGTGTGTTGCATTCCTGCTCTGCTGAGGTTCGGTTATTGTTTCCCCGCGAGTTTTAACGACTTTGCTTTGTCTGTTTAATACTTATCATAGGGCGTTGCGGTCTTTTAACGGACTTACTGCTTCCACTCGGTCTTACTGCATTGCCTGTTACGGTTGACTTATTGCCCCTCGGTGACTTACTGCCGTCCCTACGATAAGTATTAGGTTTTCAAGGTGCTTGCTTTCGCTTACATTTATAGTTTAGCATATGGCATATTGTTTGTCAACACATTTTTGAAAATTTTTCAAAATAATTTTTTGCGGGATATTCCAAACAGTTGCTTCTCTACGTCTGCCCTATATTCTAAAGGTATTAGATGAATATTTTCTTTTATATATTGTTTTACAACATCTTCAACAAATACCGTTGGTCTACCTTTACCCATATTCATGTGACGACGTACATTACTCTTTGGTATGAACATCTCGCCTACATTACTTTTGCCTGTGGACATATAACACTCATTGAACTTAAGGTAATTATCAAACTGTCCGCCTATTGTATCCGTGCCACAACAGCAACGCGATTGGCTCATAAAGTGTAAATCATTATCTGCCGCGCCTACTTTAACACCAAAACTGTTAGCAACCTTTGTAAGGAACTCTATATTCATTCTTTTAACGTCTGTCCTGACCTCTGTAAGCCCGCCGTTCTGCACAAATGACTTAGACCCTTTACAATGCTCTAGAAGCGCTTCCTGACCCGCCCACGAGTCCGCTATAACATGTAAATGCTCTAATGAATAATAACTCGGTATATCTCTCAGATTGAGCATTAACGCTACCGCTTCCCACTTGTTTATAATTGGCTGAATGCGTACTGAACACCACATACCAAAATCATTACGCAGTAACTGCACAAACTCGCACCGCTCTCGTGCTGTAGCCGTGTTACATTCCCACTTCTTTATATACTCGTTACTCCACCCCATAATGGATACCTGAAAAGCGTGTATCTTAGGGTCAAGCAATTTATAATACTCGTCAGGTAAACTTGCTGTCTTCGTACTAAAAACTATTGGATAATTATACTCTTTAGATATTTTGATTAACTCTTTTGTAAGCCCTAATTTCCACTCTCTTTGCTGAAAGGGGTCACTCATGCCTCCACAATGTATAGGTATTCTGTGCCTCAGCATTTCAACTATTACAGACATACTTTCTTTGTCTGTCTCTAGTGCTGTCTGAAACATCTTCCTAACTTTATTTATATCCGCCTCGCGCCATGTTGAAAGACCTGTGCCTATCTCGTGGAAAGCATTCATATTAACATAGCAGTACCTACAGCCGAAGTTGCACCCCCTATACATATCCATACGGAATGCCATAGGGCAGAACTTAAACTGACTTGTTAACTGCATACACTCGTGATATTCTCTGTTATCTTCCATTATTACTCCTTGAAATACTTACCGTTTCGTATGTTTTCTGTAATAAGCGCTAAATCAGCGATTGTCAGTGCTTTTTCTATCTCTTCCCACTCACGGGGGTAAAGAATCTGTGTTCCATGGTTGTTGATTATAGTTGTCCACCTTATACCTGCGCCAAAATCAAAATATGTATTGCCAACCTCATATACTGTATCTGTCTCGCACATTGCGTTAAGAATTGCGCAAACTGCTTCCATATTCCTGTAAGCACGCTCTCCGTCTCTAAGTACTCTAAGATTTCCCATTTTATTTTCTCCTTTTGAGTTTTTAAGTTTTGTCTTCTGACACTTATATATTAGCATAGCATATAGTGTTTGTCAACAACTTTTTGAAAATATTTTTGTGAGCGGGTATTCTGTGTGACTACATTTAAAGGGGTTTGCGGATTACTCCGCTTGCCCCTCTTCAAGTCTATCTAAAAGGTCATTCAAAGAATACACAACGCCCTGCAAAGCCTCTATGCACTCTTCCTTTGTACTACCTGTAATAATCTCTTTGGATTGCTCTGCACCGCCTCTCAGATTAACTGTCTTTAAAGTGACCACCCAATTATCTAAAGGCTCTCCGTGACGTGTTCTTACAAAACACCGTGCTGTCCCTGAATCGCTCTCATACGCAGGACACTTTAAGGCTTTTATCTTCTTATCAAGTTCTTTTCTCTGCTCTAAAAGTTTCTCCAACTCTGTCATTGTAGCACCTCACCCACTTATATGAATGGAAGGTATGTATCTCTACCGTCCTTGCCTTCTAACAACTGCTTTGCTACCTTGTGGCTTGCCTCATTTCTGCCGTCGTATCCGTAGTCCTCAGAGGCACACACTCTCAACCATTCAATACAAAATCTTGTCAAATTCTGCTGAAGTGTCCTGTGTGCAACTCTTGCGAAATAGTCTGCAACCTCTGCTGAACGGAAACCGAATGAGTTAACCATTCTCTCAATTGCAGTTACATTTTCCTGTGTCTCTTTTGAAACGCCACCTCTTACCTTATAATCTGACATGTTACACCTCCGTACAAATTAACTTCATTCTGTACTCTTCTATAAGAGCATTAGTGAAATTTAAAAGTTCTGCGTCCTGACTTCCATACTGCACACCACAACAAAAATCGAGTATTCTGAAATACGCCTGTCTTGGAGACTCGATTTCCTCTGCAAAAAACCCACACTTACAACGTACTGAATTTTTAATGTTCTCTCTCATTTCGTCTGACATAAGTTTTCTCCTTTTTCAAGTGTTCTATGCTTATATAGTAGCATACATCAGGGTGTTTGTCAACACCCTATTAAGCAACCGCCAACTCTATCCACTCACGCTTACCTATTGCTCTTAAGCCTAAAAACTCACGGAAGATATTAACGTGCTTTAGTGTTGTTGTGCTAAAACCGTCCCACAGTCTGATAAATTCGCCGTTCCTAAACTCTGCAACGTTTGTATAGTAGGACTTTAAAATATAGCCGTTATCTGTTGGGATTACCAAAGCCCTATTACCAAAACCTTCAAGAACAAAAGCCTTGTTTTCTTTTCTCTCTTCCTTATAAGCCTGTCTCATTTCCTTGATGTCGTCAGGCTTCATATAACGATTAGCACGGTTAAAAATACCGTAATAACTTACAAATGTGTCAAGTTCTTCTACTGATTCTGCCAATTCTCTTGCTTCTTTATACTGTTTGTTGTTCATAAGTTTTCTCCTTTTTAAGTTTTATTAAGTTCAGGTAGGAGGGTTAGCCCCTCAACTACCTTACACTTATATCTTACACTATCTTATAATGTTTGTCAACACATTTTATGCAAAAATTTTATATTCCCTTGAAAGTTCAGTATAATGCTTTGTGATACACCTACACATATCAGGGGTTAACCCTGTCTTTGATTTCTCACAGATATATTCTCCATCAAACAAGTTACTGACACCTGTCCCACTTATATCAACATATTCCTGAAATTGTTCTTTGCTTGGTTTAGTCATATTAAAACTCCTTGAGATTTGATATGACTATTTTACCCCATTTCAAACAACACACCCATACCAAATTTGTTATTGAATGTTTGTGTAATTGCTAACATCAGGTCTACTACCTGAACCTTGTTCACGTTCTTAAACCGCCACTTATCAGCATACTTAGCGTGTTTTGTGTAGACCTCATACCCGTGTGCTGTCTCAAGGATTGTAAATGTTACTTCGTCGTGCATACTTTTACCTTTCTCTTCTTCTTTATATTTTTGAATAGATAGTCTTCAAACATTACCACATTGCCTCATTTTCCGTGAACCCGTACTCGTCCAAAAACATTTTAACATTCATTTCCTGTTCGTCTTCGTCCTCTACGTCCCACAGTTCGTATAAAGAACAAATTCCAAAAGGGCTGAGATTCTTAATAAAATCTTCTCTGAAACCGTTCTTAATAAGGCTGTCTCTGTATACTTCAATAATGTCCATAGTATAACCTCCGAATTAGATAATCTCAAATATGTAATGACCTGTTCTATTCAGGCGTGCCTTAAACCCGTAAACACCCTGAAGACCAAAAAGTTCATTTTCTGTATCTCTGATGCTGTTGGTAATATCCTCATAGTCAAAAGACTGAAAATCTAACTTTCTTCTCTCGTCAATAAGATTATTGATTCTTCTGATAAGTCTGCAAATTTCACCATACTTTACTGAATTCATTTTAAGACCTCCAAGTTTTTCAAGTTCTTCTGTTTACACTTATATCTTACACTATGCCCTGTTGTTTGTCAAGGGGTTATTTTCAATAACTGCCGATTTTGAACACCAACCGCTCCACTTAACGTCAACAAGTGCCTCCTTTATCTTGTCAACGTCTGTAACTTCTGCAAGGAATCCAAGACCTACTTTATTGATACATTCAATTCCGAGTCCATAGTGCCTACTTATAGGGTTAGTAAGTGTTCTACCACAACGCATACAGGTTACCACAGGCAACGCCTGACCGTGCAACTCCATATAATATGCCTTTTCAGTCTCCCTTGTTATTCTGCCTACCATTGTACGCATAGGCATCGGGTTACGTTCTACCTGTGTCATAAACTGACGGACAGTAATAACCCTCTCTTCACAGTTTTCAACTGTAGTTACTTCTACCCTCTCACGTCTCTTAACGGGCAATAACTTAATAACTGTATTGGCATCTAACGGAAGTGTTAGTGCCTCTTCAACACTTCCGTACTCAATACCATTTACTATAACTTTGCCTTTCCAATTGGCTAACTGCTTTATCACTCCTCGTCCCTCTCTCTGTCCCAAAGTACTGCAAGTTTTAATATCTGAATTACACCACAGGCAATGGCTATCATAAACAAGATTACTTCTAACTGCATATTAAACCTCCGATACCTGAATAAACACTCTGTTATTAACTTCTCCGAGCGTTACCTGTCTACCATTAACACGCTCATACTCATTAAAGATACACATAGCACCACAAAGCATATCAAGATGCTCATTAGCAAGTTCAAATGCGTTACGCTCCCTTGCTTTATTAACCATATAAACCATATTATTCATAAGTTCAATTGCGCTTTCCATAAGTACCTCCGATTACCAAGTTATTGTCATTACTACTCTGTTTCTAAGATATGCTTTATGCCCTCTGTAAGAGGTGCAAGAGTGACAGTCAAAAGTTCCCTTAGTTGTATATTCAATGTCTCTCTGTTCGAATTCTACGTTAAAACCATTCTGAATAAACCAATACCCAAGTCCCCACTCTTCCATAAGCATTTCCTTGGTAGCACCCTTGCAACATACAAGAGTAATAATCCTATTTTCACGGTCTATTACAGTACCCTTATCTCCGTTTTCTGCGAACTCAAATGCTCTTTTAAGTATCTGTTCCGTCATAAATATTTACCGCCTTTCAAGTTTTCTTTCTGTACTTATATCTTACACTATCTCATAATGTTTGTCAACATCTATTTTCAAATTTTTATGTTTCTAATTACTACAAAACCAAGTAAAAGAAGAAAGGGCATTTCTGCCCTCTCCCCTTTACTTAAAAGGATATACTTATGTGAATTCGATTACTAAGTCCAAGATGTCAAGAGCGTCTGCTCTCGTAATAACTCCAAGTTCAGTAAGTGCCAAACACATTCCGTGAACAATTCCTCTAAAGTATGCACCCTTCTCTGCCCCGTTTACCTTATGTGATAAGGTCATAGCAAAGCCTGTGCCGTTCTCATTGTCAAACGCTACTAACTTGTCAAAAATGTCCTTGCGTATTTTAGTTTCCATTATGCCACCTCCTTAAGTGCCTCTTCAAGTTCCTTAATTGTCGTGATGTCGTCAAACTTCTTGCCTACTCTCTTTGTAAGTCTGTCTGCCCTGTCTCCGTATTCCCTATCAAAGTGAACCTCCCAATAGGTATAATCAGGGCTGAAAGACCTATAAAGGAAAGCACCTTCACGAGGTGAAAAACCGTCTACTGTGGGTGTCTTATATGCCCACATACCATTAGCGCAACCGCTTGCACCAACCTTGAAGCACACATAACCTGTATAACCCAACTTGATTGCTTCCTTAAGGAAAGTTCTCATTTGCTTAAGATGGTTAACAGAGATGTAATTTACCCACCAATCAAAGATTGAGAGTTCATTACACACGTCATACATAGACGGTCTGTAAAAGGCTCTATAGAAACGACCGTGCTGTGCCTTGCGAGCCTCAATAATTCTTATCCACTGCTCTACTGCGATAAGTACAGGCTGTGCATTGTAACGCTTGTACTCTCCGATTCTCGTATTGATTGCCATAAGTTTTCTTCTCCTTTTAAGTTTTATTGGTTTGTAATTATAGTATAGCGTACATCAGGGTGTTTGTCAACACCCAATTTTAAATTTTATGCGTCTGCTCCTGAATAGGTTCTATTAAGTATCCCCGCAAACGCATTACGTAACTCTCTTACGTCAGGGGCTTTTGCTCGATACTTATACTCGGTCTCCAACGTTCTTACTAACAGTTCAACTTCCTTAATTGTGAGTTCGACTGTATATACCTTCTGTGTAATTTTCATAAGTTACCTCCTTTATATTAGTCTACCCACCAACCGTTAAGCATACAGTACTTCTGTACCTCGAATGCAACGTCAAGGGCTTCCTTAAGAACGTTGATGTACTCCTGTGTCTCTACGAGGGTGTCCGCTCTCATTCTCATTCCGTGAGATACTTCTACTCTTCTGTAAGCGTACTTAACAGGAGCGCCATTAAAAGGAACGTGAACAGAGTCAAGTCTAACCTCGACAACGTGCTTTTCAGCAAGTCCTCTACTCTTAACCACCAACTCCTCGTAGGGAGTGTCGTTCATACCAACACCCGTGATGTACTCCAAAACGAAATTGTCAAATTCTCTGATTACTTCTCTTGCCATAAGTATTTCTCCCTTTATAAGATTTTTAAGTGGCTTTCGCCTTACACTTATAGTCTATCACATTGTGATACCTATGTCAACACCTAAATTTCAAAAGTTTCAAGTTCCTCAAAATACCCATTCTTCCAAAGTTCCCTAAGCATTTCAGGCTCAAAACGATTCTCTACCGCAAAAACGAACTGCAAGTCTGCGACGTTCTTACGGGCAACGTAATACTCCCAAATATGCTTGTCAGGATTAAGCATTTCAAAGATAGCAATATCCTGAATAACATATCTATATGTATAGATTCCTTCTCGCTTCATTGTGTGTAGCCTCCTTCCTCACGCCTCTACCCTGTCCGCTACTGTCATATAGCAGAATATTACTCTTCTCTCAAACTCTGTTATAAGCCCTGCGTGCATAAGACCGAGCACATAACCGCTCATACATACTCTTGTCTCGTCAGCAAGTCTCATAGCCACTCTGCTATCGTAGTTTCCAACATTTCTTGTGTATGCCACTCTGTAATTCTCTACTTGCACTCTTACCTGTTCAGGAAGTCCGTTAATGATGTCTCTTGCTCTACGTGCCATAGATTTTCTCCTTTCAAGTGTTCTTTGGTTTACAAGTATAGTTTAGCATATATTAGAATGCTTGTCAATAGTTTTCCCTAAAAGACTCACCACAATTTTCTACTGCATATTCCAAGTCGTCAAGCATAAGGTTAACGTCCTCTGTAAGCCTATATCTGACTTCCTCGGCTAACTGCTCTCTGACACCTTCGTCGTCAAGATGACCGTACTCGTCAAGAATTCCATAGGGGTCATAGTCCCACATAAATTCAACAAGAGCATTTATAAGTTCGTCTGTTATAACTCCGCCCTTTACCTCTGTTATCATTTCAGGAATTGTCATAAGTTTTTCTCCTTTTGAGTTTTGGTTTATAGTTATACTATACACTACGTCATAATGTTTGTCAACATCTATTTCAGTATTTTTCAAAGAATTCAGAAAAGTCATAATCAAAGAAGACTCTCTTCTTACGTCCTTTTATTACAAGACTGTTAGGAATATCCAAATCATATCTAATGCTTTTAGCACCTGACTGTCTAATCTTCTGCAACTCTTGAATCGGAATAAACTTGGTTACATCGTGTGCTATCCACCACACCATTGCACCCGCTACTACACCATACTTCGTTGCTTCCAACATACCTTCCCACTGCTTGTTAGAGAATGCTCCGTACTTCTTATTTTTAGGGTTTGGTGCTGTATAAATAGCAAGAGTATTGGAGTGAGTAGACTTGCACTCTAACCAATACTCTTGGGGTCTTTTATACGCTATAAAATCACAGGGATTAGATACACCCAACTGACCGCCTTGAGGGTCATACAAACGCAGTATGTTTATGTTTCCCAACTGCTCAATAGATGACTGCACACAGCCTTCGAAATCTTTCCCACGATTTACTGTCATATCAAAACAACCTCTTCCTGTCATCTTGAGACTTACTCTTTTTGACTTCCTTTTTAGGCTGTGCTACAGGTTTTTCTTCCTCGTCATCAATATCCACGAAAGTATAAGCCAATCGGGTCTCTAAAAGACTGTGTAACTGTTCAAAGTAAAAATCCCTTGCATCTCTTCCCATACTCTCCTCTATCAAATCCCCAAATTTAAGAAGATTATCTACCCACTCAGGCTGTCCGTTAATATACAGCAATTGAGGCAAAATCTTTAAGGCTCTCGGAAAATCATTCTGCACGGAAAATCTACTTTGTGTCATAATCAGTTCTCCTTTATTTTAGTTTCAAGGTAATCCTCGTACATCTTAAGAACATCTGCATTATCCTCATCAGATAAAAACTCAAATACTTGGTACTGACCTTGTAACTTCTTAATAGTCTCCTGTGTTTCAGGGTTCTTAAGTTCAAACCAAGCACCTGATTGCTCAATTACCCCGTACTTTTTGCAGACCTCTGTCAGGTCATACATATAGTCGATACCAATATCATATCGTAAAGTATAAAATCCTGTTCGTCTTGTAGGCGGGCACGTCTTATTCTTTGTCATAGCCACCTCTACCTTATTACCAACAGGGTTTTCAGCACCCCTTGTCAGTTTACCATATTTGTTATCAAAAAATTCGCCACGTCTAAACTCAAATCTTGCTGATACATTATGCTTCCAAGCCTTGCCACCTGTGGTAGTCAATCCTCCATACATAGAATTCATATCTGCTCGCATTTGGTTAATGCCAATAAGCGTACAATTATGCTTATGACATAATGCTTCTGCCTTCTTACTAAAATTCGTAAGTGCCATAGCAATACCACCGTATGTTTTTTCCTCTACGGACTTTTCATAGGCTTGATTACTCATCATTACACCAAGACTATCAATAATGACTAACCCAATTTCACCTGTATCAATAAGTTTCAGAATCTGCTCAAATATAGTTTCTGCACCTTGTGTAGTTGGGTTCATTATAAGCATATCTTCAACTTCAACACCCAATTTATTAGCCCACACAGTATCAAGTGTGTTTTCTGCGTCAACATACAAAACTGATTTAGCATCGTCCATATGCTGATAGTTAGCAACTATATCAAGGGCTGTGGTGGTCTTTCCACCGTGCTCCTCTCCGTAAAACTCAATCAGTTTTCCCTGTGGTATACCTCCAAACGAAATGTAATTCAACCTTGGAGAAGTAAAAGGAATACGTTTATAGTCGTACTCACTCACGCCCCTACGAATAACATCTCCGCCCCAATCCTTATTGATTGACTTTAACAATGATTCCAAACTCTCTGCCATACTTAACCTCCGATTAAATTATTTCTTTTATTCTTTCGTACTTATAAAATACTTGCTTACAACACCCACATCTAAAAGGTGTATCTCTCTTTATGAAGTATGGAACTTCATTTCCGCAATGAGGGCAAAGATATACTACCTTCTTATCGTTATTGTTCTTCTTTCTCTTTTGGTGTCCCATATTCACCTACATCAATGGTTATACTCTTTCTACTTGCTAAATAATCACACATATGCACAAACTTCTCTGATGCTGTCTGTGGCTTTGGGAGTGTAACCCTTGAATATTTACTTGTATTCCACTGCCCCATATGAGATATAACTAATTTTGATACTCTTAATGCCACCCCAATCATATCAGGGTGATATTCTTTAGTAAAAAGTGTAAATGCTTTTGCTGAATATACAGGGTGTTCAAACTTCGTATGTCCATCTGTTTCCAATCCCTGTTTAAATGAATCGTGAATCAGCAACGCAGATATAATCTCATCGTGGTCAAGTGTCCCGTACTGTTCAAGTGTTAACAACTCTTCTGCTATAACTACACACGCTTTCGTGTGCCTCACCAAGCCACCCTCGCCCAACGTATATTTAGGGTGATATTTTCCTGACGAACTCGCAGGCACAACATAAAAATAATCAGGGACATACTTCTCCATATACTCAATTACCAAGTCTCGGAGGTTCTTATCCCTGATTAACTTAAACTCTTGTTTAAAACAATCTGATTTCATTAAAATGTGTCCCTTGTATTTACTACGACTTTTGTATCTGCAAGAATAACAGATATATCTGAATTAAAAGATGTTAACGCTCCTGTACTAAGAGATACCGCCCAACATATATCTGTGCAAGCCTGTGGCTCTCTTGTTGGTACTCCGCTAACTCGCATATACAACTCACTATTATAGTAAAATGTATCGCCGTACTGAATACCTATTACAGGACATTCTGAAGCATTGTAACAATCAACTCTCATAACTTGACCTCCGACTTCCAACTCCGCCTTGCATTTTTGTAAGTTCTACGTCTTGCATTCTCCTTGACAAGCACTTCTTACAACTGCTTAACAACTCCTGTGCACTGTCAACTTTAGCCTTTACGATTTTGTATGCTCTCGTATAGCATACACTAATCAACTGCTCCTGTTGTGATTCCAATTCAGCCATAGTGTTTTTATCCTGAACCGTACCTCCGACGGTATTGTCTCTTGCGTTATTGTATGTCTCTCGATATACAGCCTTGGCAATATCGTCCCTGATTCCCAACTGTTCACACATACCACTTGCAAAGTATATGTCTGTTGATAAGTTCATTAAAAAATCCTGTAGTTCGTCGTCTGTCGGAGGATTCTCGCCGTCCTTGAGACAATCTTTGATGAACGTAACATACCTATCCAAGTCTTCTGTGTACGGTTTAATTATATCACGTACAATATCGTCAACAATATGAGAATTATCTTCTACTCGAAGTTTAATTCCCTGAATAGCGTTAACGTCAACTTTACTTAAGTCGCTTTTCACTTACTGTTCCCCCTTTATAAAATCTATTAAGTCTTACATTAAATGTGTCATAAAGGTCTCTCTCGCCCCAATTTGGTGTTGGCTTAATTGCAAAGATGATTTTCTTAAAATACCCACCGTACTTATTAAGAACCTCTGCAAATGCGTCAGCAACAAGTACAGGGTCTTGGCAAAAAGCACCACAGCCCCAAGCACCAAGTACAATACACTCTGCCTCATTTTCTATTGCAGAAAGAACTATCTGCTCGATTCTGCTAACAAATATAGGCATAGCCTCAAACATACTTAAATATGCACTCGGAGCAGGGCAAGTAATTACGTCTAACTTTCTTGGCTCAACATTCTCATATGTTGTGTCGTCCTTAAACACAATTGTATCTCTCGCATAAATGATACGGTCTGTGTATACCTCGTCCTTATTTCCAAAGTGGCGAAAATCACCCTTCTTTCTCGGATTCAAAGTATCTAAATTAGGCTTATAGTAATTCTTGTCGCTATCAGCACACCCAAGCACAGGATAGATATTTGTACAACGACAAATATTCTCTTCCTGTGTTTGTGCGCCGTTCTCTACCCAACCTCCGAACTTTAGTGCGTCAGCAAAGTTAAGAATTGCTACTCGCATTTCGTCAGCATTCGCATATCCTGTATTAACTGTTCCACCGTGCACCATTGTTACGGGTGTATACTCTTCAGACTTCTCAATAGGAGAAAGTCCGTTGTAGTACCTAACGTCACTCTTTAATGGAGTATACTTCTCCTCTGTCTGTTTAAGTGTGTCCCAAAATACTGCTATATTATTGATACTCACGTTTTTAAGTTTTCCCCTTTATTAAGTTCTCTTCCAATAACCTGTATTTATTCTCTGCCCTGTCAAAGCGTCTACGATTACCTGACCTTCACCAAAAGCATTCCTCATTTCGCCAAGTTCTTCCTCTGTATATACATGATTCTTCATTCTCTCACGATACTCTTCTAAAAACTTCTTCGTCTGATTGAGTTCTAACTCTCTTGTAAGGTCAAGGTCAATAGGAAGACCTGCGTACTTTGCCTGTACTGCACATTCTTCAGGAAGTGCTCTGTTATTGCTTGCCCAATATGCAACTCCGTACTCGTCGATTAAAAGTTCACCGTTATCGTACTGCTCTAACCTCTTGGCAACCTCTTTGTCGGCTTCTTTCTTCCAAAATTCGCCAAACTCACCATTATAGTCTCTTCTAAATCTTTCTGCTGACATATGCTTATCTCCTTTTGAGTTTTAGTTTTTACACTTATAATATAGCATACATCATTATCTTTTGTCAAGTACTTATCCTGTATTTCTGCAAGTATTTCTATACGAACAATATGAACAACTTGATTTAGGGACATTTTCAGGTATTGGAGGGACTTTACCCTCTGCAACGTAGTTATCACATTCCAAAATCTTATTTACTAACTCGCCCCTCATTTCGTCTGTCGGTTCAAACATAAAGGCTTTCATATCTAAAATATCTCTTGAAATATATACAAAGATAACTTTGTCAATCTTAAACACTAAAGAATATGCTGTACCCTGTGCATAATGTTTGGGGTCAACCCCCTGACGTGCTTGCCACTTATATGTACTCTCTGTTTTAAGTTCAAGGATATAGTATCTTCCTTTATATCTGATGATACCGTCGCACAGAAAACTCATATTAAGTGTCTTATTATACAGTTTGGTCTCCATGCCCTTCTGTTCAACAACCTCAAGATAATCAAGTTCTCTCTGCTTAACATAATCAGCGACGTTAATATATTCACAGTCGATGCCATTGTTCTTCATATCGGCAACGTACTTCTGCACCCTCTCGTGAATATCAGTTCCCGAATTACAAATACCTACGAGTGTGTAGTTACTTGCCTGCGGGTCTTGCTCGTGTCCTGTAACCTGATAATACATATTCCTAATACAGGTCATAGAAGACGGCTTATATGTCTTACTTGGCTCTCTAACAGCCTTGTCGTTTGTCATCTCAATAGAACGCTTTAAATCGCCCAAGAACGACTGTTCAGGGGCGACTTCTTCTTTTGCAGAATCTATCAAGCGACAGATATTCTTAAAACTCTGTTTTGACATTATTTAATTAGCACCTCAAACCTGTTTTTAGTTGCTATTCCAACATTGCAAACTTCACGCTCAAGTAATTCAGGCTTGTACATACGGATAGCATTTTTGTCTCCGTCAATTGCCAAAATATTGACATTGCCCACAAGTACCTTTACGTATTCTCCGCCTGTTACCTTCAAAAATTCCCCAAGTGTCATAGAGTATTCTCCTTTCAAGTTTCTTACTGTACTTATATTATATAGTATAGTATAACATTTGTCAAGTACTAATTAGCCGTTAAGTGCATTCCTCTTCATTGCACTATAGCCACGCTCTTTTCCTGTCCTAAATGCGTCTCCGTTGTACGCCCTTGGAGCACTTGAGTGAAATGTTCTAAACCCCTTAGAACGCTCACTATATGCCTCTTTTACGTCTTCAGGGACAATAACCATTAACGCCTTGCTCTGTTCGGCTAAAGCCTCTCTGATGCCCTGACAAAACCCCATTACACAGGAATTGTAAACATTGTCAGCCCAACCATACTTTTCCCTTGCCTCTCGTGCCAACTTGTTACCAAGTTTATTACCGATGTCGAACAAATACTTAAACGTCTCGGAGGCTATAGTTGCGTCCGTCTCGTGTCCATAGAATACAAGGATTCCCTTACCACAATAGAAGTGCTTTACCTTAAAATTGTCGGAGCAAATCTGTGCCAATGTGTACTTCCACTTCTTTGGAGAAAGGTCAACACGAACCTCGTCGATTTTCTCCTCTTTGGTGATGTCGGTATTCTCTACCTCCGAAATACTGATGCCGTGCTTTACACAAAGTTCCTGTGCCTTAAGTGCCGCCGATATAGCCTCTTCCTGTGAAGGGTTGTTCTTTGACAACTCAAACAGTTTTTTGATTGTCTCAATAATTTTGTTATTAACCACTTTCAAGTTCCTCCGATTTTCAAGTTCTTGTTTGATACTTATATGATAACATATGATAAGGTGTTTTGTCAACACCTTAATCAGTAGTTCTTAAAAAATAGTTCAAGTCGTCTCCCTTAAGATTGTCCAAACACCACTCCTGTGCCTCATAGAACAGGTTACTATACAGTTCAGAATAGGCTGTATTTCCCTTCTCATACCACTGCCAACACTTCCAATTAAGAACCATTACAAGTTCAGTAACAAATGTTGTGTCATTCTGCCACTCCTTAAAGGCTCTTCTGTAAGTGTCCTTAATTGCGGAAAGACCAAAAGCGTCAGCAATTGAAAAGTCCTGCCAAAACGTTGTTTTCTGTGTGTATCCACAAAAGCCTTCACTGTCAAATACTGAATAAGTCATTACTGTTTTCTCCTTTTATGAGTTTTTGTTTGTACTTTTATTGTATATGATACACTTATGTATGTCAAGAGGTAATTTTAAAAATAACCACAGATAATTACATTATGTATCTCAACCATTCTTCCGTCCTTGTAGCCGTTCTTCTTGCCTATCTTCCGCTTTGCGGACTTCAAGTCCCTTGCCTCAATACTGATTGAGCGAGGATACTGCATATTTTTACCTCTAATGGTATAGTCAATTGAAAATGCTATCATTAGTTGCCTCCCCTCATTCTTCTAAGAATTTCGTCTTGAGTTTTCCTTTGTAATTATAGTCTATCACATAGGTTTCACTATGTCAAGGGATTTCTAAAAGTTCCACAGTATGAAGTGCGCTGTATGTGTCAGAGCCGTCTTCCTCTGTTGTTGCCTCTGTGATATAAACCCTAAAGCCACGTGCTTCAAAGAACTCTCTTGCTATCCAATCTGCTCTGAGATGCTCGTGCTTCCAATCACCCCAATCTATCTGATAGCAAATTCTACCGTCCCAATCTCCGTAGGTCTCACAGTATAACTTCTCTTCCATAAACTTTCTGTCAAGTTCTCTTGCAAGTTCATAAAGTTCTTTCTTTTCCATAAGTATTCTCCTTCAAGTTTTTCAAGTTTTAAGTTTTCCAAGTTGCCTTACAACTATATAGTATCACCTTATGCAGTCCTTGTCAACCGTTTTTATTGGATTTTTTGACAATGGTTTTCTGTAATAGGTGATACTATATATAAGTGTTATATTGATGGGTTATGGTACTACATTTTAATGGAGTTTGCCCGTGAATACCTTATGCACTCACGGGACTACTAACTCACTTCTCTCTGCTCTGCCTGATAGCCTGTCTCTTGATGTCCTTACGGATAAGTTCCTTAATATAGGTTGCCTTACCCGTGTCTTCCAACTTAGCCAACTGCTCAATAATGTCAGCGTCATACTTTTTAGAAAGTCTTACGTTAACCTGTGTTGTGTTTTCCTTCTGATACTTTGTAATGTACTTAATGTTATTAGCCATTCTTACTGTTCCTCCTTCTCAAGTACCTCTTTAATTTTAAAAAATGTGTCAAAATCTACCTTGTCATACAGGAATCTCAAAGTAGGTGTACCACCTTCAGCCTTCTCATAGATTTCCATAAAGTCCTCATATGATAACTTCCTGTACAAGATTTTCAAGATGTTATCTGACTCTTCTGCTTCCTCTTCAACAGCCTTTTCTGTCGGTATAAGGCTGTTGACCTTTTTCTTATGGTTAGCCAACCAAACTTTATGTGCCTTCTCAAACTCCTTCTTTCCAACGTCATAATTGACCTTAAAAATATCACACAGTTTTGTGATTGCTGACAGATTAGGTACTACCTGTCCTGTAAGATACTTTGAAAGTGATGAATACTCAATTCCTGACAATTCACTTAATTTCTGAAGCGATAGATTTTTCTGTACTCTCTGCTCACTCCACCAAGTACGCTGGCTAAACCTCGGTTTATTGCTACTCATTCTTACTGTTCCTCCTTAATTAGTTTTACAAGTTTAATATATGTGTCAAAGTCAACTTTCTTATAAGCCAACTTTAATACCTCTGTACCGCCCACATTGCCCTCTAAAATCGTTTCAAAGTCTTCATAAGGTATTTTTCTGTAAAGTTCCCTCAAAACGCTCTCACAAACGATTTCTGACTGTTCAGGCTCATTGTCAACGTTAGCCCAACTACTGACCTTATAATTGTCAAGTACTTCGGGCTTAACTCTTAATCTTGATTTAACCCCAAATTCAGCGTCCCAAAATCTGCAAGCATTAACAAATTCTCTTGTGCCTTCAATAATATCCACGTCAAACAAATCACAAATCTGTTTTATTGTAGTCTCCGTTGGCATTCGCTGTCCTGTAAAATACATTCCCGTAATACCTGTGGAGAAGTGGATTGCTTCGGCAACGTCTCTAATTGAGAGACCCACTTCAAGCCTCTTTCTACTCCAAAAATTGTCTTTCAACGCTCTAATTTTGTTGTTACCCATTATTCATTTGCCTCCTTTACTTAATAAGTCTTAATTCCCTGCGCATTTCTGCTAAACGCTGTTCTCTCTTTACCTTTTCAACGAGGGTACGCTCAAGTCGTGCCTGTAAATTAGCAATATCTCTCTTGATATTAGCAAGTTCCTTATCGGCATATCTTATATCGTACCTTGCGCTTCTCAGTCTGTCCCACTTATACCAAGTAGGAGACCTCCAATCGCTCCTCATTGCCTGTACCTTATACCACTCTCTGTTAAAAGGCTTCTCTAAGTATCCAACCAAGTTCATACGGCAAACACCGTCCCAAGGAATAAGATGCTTTACGTCACCGTTTCCGCAGACCTTATAGCCTTTATATCCTTCTCTAAGGCATACCTCTCTGCCTGTATTAGTATTCTTTACATAGAACCTGCTGTCCCACTTAGAAACCTTATAACCTGCCTTTTCTACTATCTCAAGTGCTTCTCCCATGTCCTTTTTGAACTGTGTGGCTATTACCTTATAGATTGCTTCGTTAAGTGTCATTGTTTTAATTCTCCTTTATAAGTCTTTTGAGTTGGCTTCGTGCCTTACACTCATATAGTAGCATAGGCTCTACCCTATTGTCAACACCCAAATCTGAATTTTTTTTCAAGCCCAATCTAACTGCAAATAACCCAATATGAATATATAAATGTTTCATAAGTTAACTACACAGGTTTACCTGTAGGCTTTTCCAAAATCTCATCACACAAGGCGAGAGTAAGTGGGTCTATTTTTCAAAATCCACCTATGGAGATTCGTGTGAAAAAATTTGACCTCACGGAAAAGTTCGTGTGAAAAATTTTTGCCCACGGTTTTTCTATGACGTGAAAAAACTTCCTGACACTCTGAAAAATTCCTCAAGGCAAAAAATTCCTAAACTTGACTAAAACTTTTTCAAGCCCTCTCTTTGCGCCTTTATAAGTTTTATAATGAGTTGTCCTGACAGTTTCTCCATAAGTTGAAACGGTTATGTCAAACCCAACTGTTGAAGAACACACTAAATCTATAATGTATTCTCCAATAATATGTCTTTCTAAATGCTCGCCTGAAGTAAAATACAGCATTAAGGTTCACTCCTTCGGAGGCTGTGTGCCTAACTCACAAGTCTGCCCGTATGTAAAGTAGGACTTTACTCTCTTGCCTCTCTTGGTAGTATCGTCCCAAGCCTCAAACTGTCCGATGGTCTGTTCATTGTGCCTGACCTCTCTGCCAAGAAGTGTCCAACCATACCAAGTATTAACAGGCTCACCTACGTCCTTAGCAATATCAGTCTTGCCTTTAATATTCTCCCACGCTTTTCTTAAGCACTCTGCGAAAGTTCCCATTCTCCCGCCACGGAAGAACTTGTGCGCCTCAAGCATTATTGCTCTCTTATCATACTTGATTACAAATCTCATAAGTATCTCTCCTTTTCAAGTTTGTGTTTTACAAGGTTTCTTTGCTTTACACCCTTATTATAGCATACATAATAATCTTCGTCAACACGTCTTTCAACAATTTTGTATTTTCTCTATAGGCAAAATTTTATAAACCGTCTCATCTCTTTTTATTACTTATAATATAAAGGGATACACAAATAATGTGTAGTTGCTTAAATGATTAACCATATAAATGTGTTCGAAAACTCAAAACAAGGCAAAAAGGGGTACTTTTCGAACACTTCCTTAAGGCTGTTTGTCTAATAACTCAATATAAAAGGTCTATCAGCCAAACTCATTTTACCCTCGTTTTTCAGAAAGTGTTCGAAAACTCGCCCCTTAAAATACTTCTTTGGTATCCTTATGCCCGTTATTATTACTTTCAGCCCTTCTTGATTTAGGCTTTTCAGTAGTAGGAATATAAGTATAAGTACCAACGTCCTTATCCCACAGATAATTTACTCTTCCTCCTGATTCTCCATACCTGTTCTTAACAACATCTACTTCAAGAACCCCGTCTGTCTTCTGCTTTAAAGTAAATACTTTTGTGGCGCAATGTCCTATGCCGTCTGAATCTCTGATATGTTCAACACTTGGTGCGCCGTCTTCATCAGCACTGCTTGCCCCCTGTCTATTTGCCTGAACTACTGCAAATACAGGTATCTCCAACTCTACTGACATCTCTATTAAGTCTTCAGAAATATTAGTAAGACTTGTAGTTAAGTTGTCATTCTTCCTTCCTCTCTCATCTCTTAAGTACTTAATGCCGTCAATAAATACAGCATCTAACTTATACTGCTTTACGAAGTTTCTTATCTTACTGACCGTTATCTCTCTGCCAAAATCAGCAGGGGTTGCAACGATAAATTTGTTCTCTTTCTTCTTTAATTCTTCTATGTGTTTTTGGTACTCTGCTTCCTCTTCTCCGTGCATCAATTTTCTGTTGCTGAAATGTCCCAAAAGCGTGTCAAACCTGAATCCTACGGCATTGTAGGACATTTCGGGACTAATATATCCAACATTCAGTCCGCACTGGAATAGGTGTCCCCCCATCTTGAGAGTAAAGAAAGACTTGCCTTGACCAAGGCGGGCGGCTACTATAACGAGTTCTTCTTTAGTTTGAATACCGCCTATTAAGTTATCTAATTCAGGAAAACCTGATTCTAAATACCAATGTTTTTGGTTTTGTTTTCTATCTAAATATTCTTTATATCTTATATCTGATTGTTTAGATATATCTATACCTGATATTGAATAATTTGGTTGTAATAATGCTGTTTGACTTTTTAAATATTCCGCCGCCTCGTTTGCGTCACTTTTTAGCAATTCCGCAAACTTTTGAACTACGGGTACTGATACTGTGTATAAGTGTTCTTCTCTTATTGTGTCTACTAAATACTTAGGAGACTCATTTACTTCTATTATTTCAAAATTCGGAAACTTTTCTAAAAATGTTTCTTTATCAGGTACGTTCCCGTATTTTTCTTTATGCGCCAACAGGAATTCTATTTCCGCCTCATACCCCAAAAAGTATTCCGCCGTCAGTTGATTCTCTGTAAGTATACTATCATCTTGCTTCTGCAAAATGTAATTTAACACCTGTAATTGTACCATATTTTACCTTCTGTCGCCACCTTTAAATTCAACTATTTCCGTATTACTGTTCCATACTCTGCTCGTTATCTTCTCCCCCAAAGCATTTGCAAGTGTTGCCCTGTTTGTGATATTACTTGTGTAGATGTTGGAGAGTCCGTTGAACTCACGTGCATCAAGATAAACCAATAACTGTGAGTAATCATAATTACTCATTGCTACCCCCGCTATATCGTCCCACACTACTAAATCTACTTCTAACAGCCTCTTTTTAAGTTCTTCAAACTCTTCATCGTCGTTCTTAAAGTCTTTGCACTTTATAAAGAATGTCGGAACGTGGATTATTACACCTCTCGCCACAAACCCGTTTCCGTCCCACACTTGGTCAAAATACTTCATTAGCAACTTTAATGACCAACTGCTCTTACCATTTCCGTTTATGCTACTGCATATATACAGGTTCTTTCCTTCTTCAACAAAGTCAACTATATTATCCTTTATTTCCGCAAGCCTCTGAAATGCCTCTAAATCACATTCGGAAGGATATAAGGCTATAGGCTTTTGTTTGTTCTTTGGTATGTTACTGTTGTCCATTAAATACTTCATCTCGTGGTATCTTGCACACGACTTATAACAGCCTTCTCCGTATCCTGAACATACCTCGCTATACCAACATTCAGAATTGCACATTCATTATTACCTCATTTGCTCTCTTTTCTGATTTGACCTGTCCGTATTCACTAAATACAGTAGGGTCTTGAAATCCTATATTTTTGTTGTAGTTTCTCGTGTACTTCTTTAACTCAAAAAACTTCAAATTTCCCCCATTAAGACTTTGCTGAACTATCTTATATTTTGTGGTTACATCATCTGTTAAATCATCTAAAGTATTAACCATACTTTTCCATTGTGGTAAATATATTGGCTTATCTTTAACTGCTAATCTAAATTTAAGATATTCAATAAGAATATCGTGTAATTTAATATCTTGAGTGTATATATCTATATATTCTGCACATTTTTCAAATAAATTCTTTTTCTTTGCAGATTTACTAACAGTATCTGTATCACTAACGCTTTCAGGTGTATCCACTAATTTAATTCTTCTTTTAGGCTGATGAGTAACCGTAGGTTGCTCTAATACTACGTTAGTAGTATTAGTATTATTATCTTTAGTATTATTTGTATTACTTGAGTCTAATTTTTGGACAACAAGTTGGTCAGTTTTTTGACAACTGTCAGATGTCAAAAAATTAGACAACTGAACTTCATCAATTCTAAAATACCTTGTGGCAGGTACTCCGTGTAACTCTACTAATATTATTCCTTTATTTTGTAGTTTTTCAATCGCCTGTAATTGTTGATACTTAGAAAGACTTGTATTTTCCTTTAGTTTTTCTACGGTACAATAAAACATACCATTTTTAAGTTGACCTGTTTTTTCCCAATGTGTATATTCAGAGCATAGTTCACCTAATATTACTGCACACTCTAACCCCAATTTTTTTATAATATCTCTATTTACGGATATAAAATTATCATTTGCAATTAAACTAATTAACGACATACCATTAAATCTCCTTATCTTTAGTAATATTAAAAATCGGGTGAACAGGTGCGCCTTTAGGATAATCTAATATAGCATTGTCTATTGAGTAATAATCATATGAGTCAATAAAATAATCGTCTGTTATCCTACTCATATAAGGTTGTGTGCCAAGTATTTCAAGCATATCTAATACAAGTTGTCTGTCGATTTTATCTCTTCCATACCGCCTTTGTAAACGCTTTATAGCCGTTGAAAGCATTATCATATTGGGCTTATATGTTTTCATATTAAATTCTCCGTAGATAACAAAAAAGTCTATCAACAAGAAGGTGCGAGACTTCTTATTGGTAGACCCTTTTGGGTTCTTTAATTCAGTCGGTTATATGGATTAAGTGCAGTTATGCGCTCGCACACACATAACCAACAGTCTTAGAGATGTTATTGGTTCTTTACAGCAAACGAGCCTCACTTGAGGGTTATACTGTAAATAGTACAACAACGGTACTAAGCACCCTAATAATACAATGACACTAATGATATGTCAAGTACTTAATTTGAAAACGTGTTATATATTGTCTCAGCCTGAGAGTCACATTCGTTATTTACTGCGTCCCAAAGTGCTTCACGTTCCTTATCAATATCAACACCCTTAATATCAGGGATTACACGTTTCTCTTGATACTCAATCGTGAAAAAATTATCCTTAACTTTGATGCTCATACGGCTTGTTGCCTGTATTTCCGTAATCTTAGCCTTAGGTTCGTATGTCTCATTGTTTTCAGCCATTTTCTGTATCTCCTTTATCCTTTTCTTCACAATCTTCTGCCTCAATTCTTACGCCTGCTCTAAGCGCAAATCTTATAACCACTATCAGCAGTATAAGAACTGATATAAATACCCCACAAACACAGCCACCCGCAAAAATCTGCCACGGTTGTAAATACATTTACTTGTCCCCCTTCTCTAATGCGTGTTTAGCAATTTTGAGTGCCCTGTATAACTCATCTGTCCTCTCACAACCTTCGTGTAGAAGTTGTGTCATATGATAGTCAATCCACTCAATAGCCTCTTTTTTAGTCATTCTCTTTGTCACTCTTTTTCTCCTTGTTAATCTTGTACTTAAGTGCTATTGTCTCTTCTTTAATTCTGCACCCGTCAAGAGCAAGAATCACATCTTCAGGCAAGTCATTTTGATACATATACTTTTCAAGAGCATCACTATCCACAAAGTATATTGTTCTCGAACCGATAAACGGACAGTCTTCTTCTCCGTGTTCTCTATGCCAAAAATCTTCAAGTACTGTCATCATCTTTTCTTCGTCAATACTTTCGGTTACCCTCTTTTCAAGATGTACAGAATACTCATCTGCTTCTGCATCAGTTTGGTTATTTTCAATAAGTGACTTCTTAATATCCTCTGATAACTTCTTGTTTGACTTATTAAGAGCACTTTCCTGACTTTTCTGAATACAATAAGTTCTAATCAATTCCTTACTATCCATAACATTATCCCTTGTTTACATTTCTGAAATTATCTTTAACGTATGCCTGTGTCACATCTCCCATTACACCGTTTCTACCCTGTGGAATAGCATTTTTAAAGTCAATCAGTTTAGGAATATCAGAGTATCTCCAATACCTTGCTCTGTGTGCTCCATGCCTTTCAAAGTCAGGCAACATCTGTGCTAATTCGTGATTAGGGTGCAGTCTCTTCCACCTGTACCAACTTGAAATAGTTGGGACAGAACTCTTAATGACTACTGCCACCTCTTGCACGTTCAGTAACTCATTATTACTCATTTTCGTACCTCCTTAACTGAGTAAATAGTTTAACAATTGTCGTTTATCTTCTGCTGTCTTTCCGTCAATAAGTTCGTCAGAAAGTGCTCCTTTTTTCTGCACTATTTCAGCAATTCTTTCGTCAATAGTGTTTTTGCAAATTATATTGTAGATAGTCACGCTGTTCTTCTGACCGATTCTGTGGCATCTATCTACGGCTTGGTCATACACACCACGAGTCCATGGTATGTCAAGGAATACCTCAATAGTTCCTGCATACAGGTCTATTCCCGTTCCCATTGCACCTGTTGTGCCAAGTGCAAATTTAACGTTACTGTCAGTCTGAAAGGAATTGACTAAAGCCTGTCTGTCTGCGTCTTTAGTCTCACCTGTAATAACAATGCCTCTGAACTTTTTTGACAATCTCTTATAGGCTTCGTCTGTAATCTGTGTCCAATTTGAAAAGATTACAACCTTCTTACCTTCAGCAACTGCGTCTTCCACAATCTCTTCCATACGGTCAAGTTTTGCGGATACTGTAATATCACTTGAAAGAATTCCTGTGTATCCTGTTGCTTGTCTAAGTCTGATTAACTGTGAAAGCGGATTAGGAGTAGATGCTATCTTATCAACATTAAGTCTAATGTCGTCAAGGATTTCGTTATATATCTTTTCTTGTTCCTTGCTCATTTCAACATACTCGTCAACATAGAGTTTTTCAGGCAAGTCAAGAACGTCTTCCTTAAGTCTACGAAGCATAATCTCACTAAGTATTTCACGCAATTCGTCTGTGTGCTGATACCCCACAATTTGATAACCACCATAACCACCCATAATGCAGTAGTGATTCTTAAAGGCATAGAATGAGTGTTTTTCATAACCAAGCCACTTGAGAATGATGTAAAGGTCAAGCGGAGTATTGAGAAGCGGAGTACCTGTCATTGCTATCATATTATCGGCGTTTAACTTCAGGATACCCTTTCCCTGCTGACTCTGAGGATTCTTACATACATGACACTCATCAAGTGCTATCATACCAATAGTTCCGTCATCACAAAGTTTTTTAAGAGCATTTGTGATTTTTTCGTCCCTAAGGCTCTCAACATTCGTAATGATGAAGTAGTTTTGGGAGACTTCACTATTATCGTCAAACAACTTTTCAACGTCGTTTAATTTATCTGTGTTACTTCCGATAACTAACTTATTACGTGTATTAGTTCTTTGTCCAAGGATATATCCGCTCTCATCAGAGTGCTTATTTATCTCCTTAAGCCAATTCCACTTTAAGCCGTTAATACCACAGATAATAAGACAATGCCTATATCCAAGCAATTGCTTTTTAGCCACAGCAATAGTAATTACTTGTAGTGTCTTACCCAAACCCATGCTGTCACCTAAAAGCCACTTATTGTGTGTAAGACCATAATTAAAACCTTCGATTTGGTGGTCAAACGGCTTTGTTTTAAACTTAAAGTCAATATCAGGCACTTTCTTCTCTTCAAGTGCTGAGAGTGCTCCTGTAAGTTGAATCTCGTAGTTACTCATATTATCTACGAGTTCCTTTAACTTATTAAGAGGCACTTCCCACTCTTTCTTTTCTCCGTGCCAATAACGAGAGGGCAAACCTCTAATGAGTCCTAATAGTTGCTCATCATAAGGAAATGACAAGAACATTCCCCACTCGCCTGATACTTTATCTGCTTTTCTAATGTCAATAGCAACCAAGTTTTGTTGCCCCCTTTCTTTATTATTTTTTGGCTGAGGTGGCAGGATTCGAACCTACGAATGCGGTTAATAAATGGCTGACGATGTGGGTACTGCCCCCACGCCCAGGGTGTCAAAAACCCTTGTACTACTTTTATACTAATCGCCAATTATTTTCGATTCCCGTAGGCATCAACATACTGATTTCCCTTAAATTTTTGCCCTTTGCATACAATCTTAAGGTGTTCTCGTTGTTCCTGTGTCATATGCTTACCTTTGTTCCAAGAACCGTGTTTTTTATTATATTCTGCATAGGCACAATATATTTTTCCATGTTTCTGCGCATGTTCGCTCTGTGACATAATTTCCAAATTGTCAACACTATTATTATGTGTATTCCCGTCCTTATGATGAACTATACACCCAAAATAAAAATCACTTAAATATACCATAGCGACTAAAGTGTGTACACCGAAAATGTGTCTATTATGCTCAATATCATATAAGAGCACTTGAAGATACTTATTAGATTTAAACGGCTTCATTTCATACCCATTTTTGTATACTACTCCATCAGGTGTAACCATATAATTTGGGTATTTACGTTTAAATTCTTCATTCATTATAAATTCCTCCTTACCGATGCCTTACCCCTTGGCGACACCTCAGTATTTGATTAAGACATCATAGACTTATTAAACCGTGTAAACTCGTCAATATAGTCCTCGACTCTATGCCACTCATTTTTAAATTTAAACAGCCACTCCCCGTTTAATTGCTTTACAGGGCAAGTATAATTACAACCGTGTGTGTACACCTGTACGTGATAAGGTAATACAACAGTTGAAATGCTCATCTTTAACACCTGTACTCTCCTTTAAATATTTGTTGGTGATGAGTTTTTGAAGAGGTACTCACCAAACTCTGTACAAGGCACATTTAAAGATTAACTGTCTCTTGCATTATTATTGCTGTTAGTGCCTTAATAATATTTAGGCTTTCTTTGCTTATTGAGAGAAACCCTCTGCCTTTTAAGAAGTCACACGTTATTTAAAGGGCTTGTGAATCCACTTAATAACATTATACTGTATCGTGTTTGAGTTGTCAACAATCATTTAATCTAATTTTTAAATGCCTTGTATTCTACGCCACTGTCAGTGAAGTATATGAGCGTAGGGTCTTCGTCCTCTTCGTACCTCGTATACCCGATAAACCCACGTGTATTTGTGAACGGATAAATCCAATCCAAGAAGTGCTTTATCTCGTCGTCGTAGTCCTTTAAGTCACACCTAACATTAAGTATATAAGACTTATTGTCGCACAGGTCTCCATATAAAGCAGAGTCTGCTACGTGGTCAAAATAAACAGAATCACACTTTAGCATAAACTTCCAACGGGGAGAACTAAATAACGGGTGAGAGGGTATTTCAAAATCCATATCACTTCTACCTGTCATATAGGACAATATCTTCTTTGTCTCGTCCTCTGCTTTGATTTTTACTGAAATGTTTAATTCTGTATACATTCCCATATCAATCTACCTCATTCCCTATAATAGTCATATATCTCAACTTCCCAAGTATTAGTTTCCTCACGAAAAGTAACAACTACTCGGTTTCCGTTTTCTTTTATAAATTCTTGCAACTCTTCTAATGTCTTAAAGGTTTTTGTATCTTTCCAATTCCACAAAGAAGTTTTTGTTATTTTTGCTTCCATATCAATCTACCTCGAATAATACTGCATAGCCTTTAGCGTTTCCTGTCACTGTTATTGCGTCAATGCAACAAAACAAATGAGACGGTGTAACATCTTCAAAAGTCATGAGCAAATCTTCTTTTTCCCAACGGGCGTCTTTTGTGTAAACCTTTAAAATGGTTTCATTAACAAATGTTATCGTAAATACAATAGGTCTTTCTTCTCTTGCTCGGTCAACCATTCTTATAACTTTTCTCCTTAATTTTCTTCATAGTCAATAGTTACAAATGCTGTACCAATAAAGGTTGGCTTTTCTCCCTTATTGTGTGCATATATGTTATCATACATATAGACTTTTCCGTCAGATATGTCTATCTCTCCGTTATCGTTTCTTTGGTATAGATAACCCTTATCTTCATACATATCTAATACCCTATCTATGCTACGTTTTATAGTCCTTATTGAACGCTCGTCAATAGGAAAATACTTAACAATTATTTCGTCTGCTTTGTTTTCGCCTGCATAAACAGTCCGCTCTGTTACTTTAATTCTCATAGATGCTCCTTGCAAGTTTTCAAGTTTACAATTATATGTTATCATACAATATATTGTTTGTCAACAGTAATTTTATGGTTTATACCAATACCCGTAAACGCACCTTGTCCCGTCTCTTGAACAGTCATATGTATCATACAGTACACCGTTTTTAACACAGGTAAAGTGTCGTGAAAGATTAAGCACCAAGTTACCTGAAGGTAACTCGTTTTCGTCAACGTGAACCTGACAGCCTGAACCTATTGTCATACAGGCGTGCCACTTCCACCCTAAAGATTTAAGGTACTTATCTGCGGTTGACTTATACACTCCACTGCGGGCATTTGATATGCTTTTCTTACGCTTACTTGTTCTCTCTTCTTTGGCAAGTTTATTAAGACTGTCATAAACTTCTTTATAGTCTATTCCCGTTGCGCTTGCTATTGCACGTGCACAGCAGTCTCCAACTCTTTCAGCCTTAAAATACTTACTTCTTCCGCCGTCACAATAAACGAATCTCATTTAGTGCCTCCTGAATCTTTCAAGTCTTTGTTCTGTATTTCAATAATACCATAATATATGGTGTTTGTCAAACACTCAAAAACAAAGAGTGTGCCTGTAAGACACACCCCTTGTCGCAAATATGGAGGTTAATAATAGAGATTGGTTAACTTGATGTTCTTGACGGTCTTGTTGCAACTAATGTACAACTGAGACCTTTAGCCTGATATGTTGCACCGTAAGACTGATTACTGCTGTTTGTATTTTTTACAAGGATAATCGTATCTTTGCAACTACCAAAATATCCCTCAAAAGCCTCAGGTTGATAAGGTAATTGTACCATATGACTTGCAGTAGGCTCTGTAAGAACCCACCAAAGTTGTTCATATACTTCCTCTGTATTAGGAATAGTATTAGGTACAGCGATTGTCAGATTATAATTATAAAAAGTTCCAATGACTTCCCTATGCAAAACTCCGTCTTCGGTACGATTTGCAGTTAAATCAAGAACATCACCTGAACGGTTCATTTCCGTTATTGCTACAGGATATTCAACATTATCAATAACAAGATATTTGCTCATTATTTTCTCCTACGGGTGCTACCACGTCTACTACGAGTTTGCCTGCGTTTCCGTGTAATTCTCGCCATTATATAGTTCTCCTTCAAAGTCACGTCCTATATAGTTAGCGTTGCCTTCGTCAGCCTCTATGGATATTTCATCAATAGGAAGAGTTAAATACCAAATGAAGATAAAAACGATAAGAATAATAATTATCAATTCTACCATAGCGATAATAAACCACCGTTTACTATGCGCCCTTAATTCTTTAATTAACTCTGTTGCCAACGGTTGATTTTCCATATTTGCGTACCTCGATTTCATTATATAAAAAGGGTGCTGATTTCTCAACACCCTTCTTACGGAAATCAATAATGTCAAAGTATAGACAAAGATACTATAATAGTAACATTACCTCTGTAATTGTTCAATAGTCTTACGGTAACTTTCACGTTCTTCGTCTGACCTTGCATTCCTCATCATCTCTTTAAGGTGGTCAATCATATCTTCTTTATCGTGTCCGCTATATCCGCCCTCATAAGAGCCACCTCTGTAAGAGCCGTCACGACTAACGTAACGACCCAAGGAATCACGACCTCTACGATAAGAACTATCTTCACTATATCTACCATCTCCATCACCGTCCCTTCCTCTACGTCCGTCATAAGAACGATAAGAGCCGTAAGCATTAGCATAGTCCTCTGAATATCCACGAGAATAATCTCTTGCATAGTCACGTGAATAACCTTCTTGTTCTGCTTTGTGCATAGCATCAACTGTTGTAATGTCTTTAACAATATCTACCATCTTATAGATATTCTCTAAGTCCATAGCAGTAATGTCTTCTTTTTTGGATATTTTCTTAAGTTCGTCCTCAAGCATATCCTGAATGTCAAATAATACTTTCATAGGCAATTCTCCTTTCTCAATTATTAGTTCGTTTCTGATATGGCGGTGTAGTTAATGCCTCCTCTATTGACCACCCAAGTTTATAAACTCGTTGTCTAACCGTAAAGTAGTCTTGACTATACTCTCGGCACCATTGAGGAAGCGACTTTGTTATGCCTGCAATAGTGTACAGCGTAACATTGCGTTTATTGTTTGCTTGTGTATATTTATCAACAAACCGACAATTCTCTGCGCAATAATTTCCGTCATTATCTATTCGGTCAATTTCACGTCCCGATGTATACCCCGCTTGCATAGCCCACTCATAGAATGTTTGATAATTATTAGCCCATGACTCGTCCATTTTTATACCACGTCCACCGTAATTGTGATACGACGTATTATTTTTATTAAGACACCTTTGCTTTATTCCATTCCACACAGCGTACAGTCTTTTATCATTCTGTCTAACCGTAGAATACAGTTTTTTTGCACTCTCGGTCTTATAGCAACCGCAACTTGTTGTGTTTCCTGTCTTCAAAGATACTGCATGAACTAACGTCTCTTTCCCACAATCGCATTTACAACGCCAACGAGTATGTCCGTTCTTTGGTTCGGCTTTTTCAATAACTACTAACCTGCCATATCTGTTACCGACAAGATTATCTAATCTCATAAATAGTGTTCTCCATTCACATTATCGCTATATTCCCTTTAATTTGGGTTGATAATATGATTACAGATAACAATATTTTATGCAACCCTTGTAATGCTCAGACTTCCGTCAATAACATTTATAAAAGGTGTTGGGGTAGTTGTGGTATCGTTAACAACACCACTAACATACTCAACGGCTACGGTGAAACAACACCCACGAGGAACGTCTATTGTTGCTCTACTTGTAACATTACCGTATTCGCTAACTGCGGTGGGGGTGTAGATACTTCTGCTACCCTCGCGTGGTTCTCCTTGAACTACGATAGCCGTTGCAATTGGTGTGACCGTTCCACCTTCGGGAATAGATATGTTTGCGGTAAACTCAACAGTATATCTTGCAAAGCAAGAGGTTGGATTATTAACGATACCTCGGAGAGTAAAAATTCCTGCGCCATTTCTATGAAACACATAGCCCTTGTTACAAGGAATAGAATCAAGAAAGGGAACAGCAGTATTAAGGGCTACTGTTTCCACTGTATCTCTTGTTAAATATTCTGCCATAAGTATCACCTCACATTACATTCCACAACCGCAACCGTTGTTATTGCAGGTGAAAATAGGTGTTCTGCCGTATACAGGAGTTGAAGGTACAGGACAGTTAGACAGTCTGTTATAAAGCGCATCAACTTCGTCGCTAAAACCCTTCTGAATGAACGCATTCTGTGCTGTCTGACTTGCAGAAAGAGTTGCCATATTGAGTTGTGTTCTGAGGTTATCGTTCTCACGCTTATAGCCATCGAGTTCCAACTGACAAAGTTTGTCGAGAATAGCCTGGGTGTTAGCAGTACTATTCTGACGGGTAGCACAAGCCTCATTAGCGATAGTGTACTTAACATCTGCCGTAGCCGCGCGATTGTCACAACAGCATTGTGCTAACTGTGCCTGAATTGCCTGCATGCCCTGTGTACTTGCGGTCTGTGCGTTAAAACTACGCTCCATATCTGCAATCTGATTTGTATAGAGTTGCTGTGCAAGAGCGTTCTGTGCACCTGTTACGCTTGCAGTTACGCCTGCAAATCCACTACACAACTGCTGACTAATATCTCCGCAACAGCCGCAAAGTTGGGTGGAAAGTGAAGATATTCCGTCACGAACAGAGGTAATATTGTCGTTAAGAAGAGCGTTTTGGAATCCGCTATTTGTGTTGTTGTTAATTCCAGACTGTCCATTAAGAAGCCAAGGAAAATCATAACCTACCATATTACCGAAACCTCCGCCAAAGCCGTTGCCCCAACCACCATTGCCTGCAAGCAAAAGCAGAAGTACAATCCAAGCCCAGTCACCACCAAAGCCGTTACCGAAACCGCCGTTTCCGCCGTACATAGGAGATACGGGCATTACTAAGTTGTCTGAACCACTAGAAACCATAATGTTTCCTCCTTTTTAAGATTTTTTTTATTTCCATCGTTGCAACTAATAGAAAACTAAATTAAAATAAAAATGACGCTAATTTGAACATTAATGTTCGGTGTCAAAATACGAAAATGCCAATTGGCGTAATCGTGTGATTATTTACTCCTTAAGTTGCCCCTGTGTTTTGGTAGAGCGCGGGGCAATTTTAATTTAGATACCGAAAAATCTTTCAAAAAATGACTTATCTAAAACTTAAAAACTAATGCTTTATATGTTTATTTCGAGAAAAAATCTCTGAAAAGTCACTTAAAGCGTGATTTTATACGTTTTATTTGAATAATTTTTGAATTTGCGGGTCATTCTTCATTCGCATGATTTGGTCTACTTGAGACTGCGAAACCTGCTGTGTATTAAGCAAGTGCTGAAGAATGTCATTGGGATTATTCATACCCTGAGGTATGTTATATTTTTTACCGAGAACAGCCACAGGGTTTTGTTTAAGTTGAGCGAGCATATTTGTAAAACCATTCTGCGGTTGAAGTTGACTATATAAAGGGCTTGCCATGATTATCACGCTTTCTTATTTGAAGTAGTTGTTGCTGGCTTCGTAGTTACTGATGCAGATTGCCTTATTTCTTCTCTAACCTCGTTTTTGAACGCATCAAATTCGTCACGGGAGATATAATCAATTTTAGGTTCTGCGGCTGTTTGAGCATGCTCTGAGTGTGCCTGAGCGCGCTCTTTATAGTCAAATATCCTTAAAGGCAAAGGCATACCACTTTGGTCTGTACTTTTGATGTACATAACAGGGTTTTCGCTGTCCATAAGGAGCATACTTTGTCCTGCACTTACAGGATAAGATTTGGCTGAATTTTCTCCCTGCACCCAAATCAAATTATTAGTCTGTGTTTGTTGATTATTTGGTGCTTGAGGTGCATACTGAAATTGATTAGGTTGATAGTATTGCGGATAATTGTTAAAACCAAAAGCCATTTGTTAATTCTCCTTCTTAAAGTAGTAAATTGGGACTTCTCCACCGCTATCCCAAGTGTCATAGTAGTTACCGTCTATACAGGTAACAACGTGTGTGCCTGTGGCAAGAATGTATAAGCCGTTAGGGTGGTCATTACAAAAATCTTCGACTGTATAACAGTCAGGGCAATCGTTAGGAATTATGTAAGTTCTAAACCCTTTATGTTTTAGATAACTCCCCCAAACTGCATTTGAGGACGGCATATCTTTACTTGAATATCCTTGAGTAGATACCCCTAAATAAGATGTATCCCAATCTTGATTTAAAGCCAAAGATAACGCCCTTACAACACAATCTCCAACTAAATTTGCTTTAGGATTTGGATTATAGTATTTCCAACTCATAGGCTTATACACGCTCACCATTTATTAAAATAAGAAGAGCAATAAATACATTACATTTGTACTTCTCCATTACTGATAATATGTCCCTACTAATGTCACGCATACTGTTGCTCCCTTTACCTGTATAGTATCTTTGAGACAGAGTGAAAGGGTTCATAAAAACTCTATGAAAAATCTATGAAAGTAGGTTGACAAACATTAGGTAGTATGATAATCTTGAGATGTAAACAAAAACTTATAAGACACAAAAGGAGTTAAAACAATGATTAAGGTTTCAGAATTTAAGTCGTGTGTGCACGAACCCCCCACAGAGACAGGAAGTTATTTAGTTGTGAGACTTTATAATGGACAATTATCGTATAGTTCTAATTTGAATTACACAACTGAGTACGGGTGGAATACATATGAGCCTATTGAAGGCAGTTCTTGGAATATTTCACATAGAATTGATTTTAATGAAGGTGATTATGCAGAAGACTATATGTGGGCAAAAGTGACAGAGGAGAATAACGAATGATGCAGAGTGGAAGACCGAGCAGATGGTATTCTTCAAGGCAAGAAAAACATATAGCAAAAGCAGTGAGCGGAAAACAAGTTGCTAATAGTGGTGCTACCACATTTAATAAAGGCGACGTGACTACTGATAGTTGGTTGTTTGAGGCAAAAACCAAAATGAATACTTGTAAATCATTCTCTATCAAAAAAGAATGGTTAGATAAAAACAGGGAAGAGATGTTTGCTATGGGCAAGACTTATAGTGCATTAGTGTTTAACTTTGGAGATAGCACTAATTATTATGTTCTTGACGAACAGACATTTTTGAAAATGAAAAAAGTATTTGAAAGTACTTGACAAACATTAGCACCAATGATACAATAAAGTTGGTGATGAAAAAACTCAAAAGGAGGAAAAACGTGGGAAAAAAGTATACAAAAGAATTTGCAGAACATGAGGTAACAATATCTCGTGGAGAATTTGCAGAAAAGTCAGCAAGAATAGTTAATAATATTCTTGAGGCAATGGAGAAGGACAACGTTGAAATGCCAAATAACATCTCTGACATCAGAATATTGTTATCCGTATTTTTAGCAGAGTTAATGCTTGACGTATTTGACGAATTGGAGGTAGAACCTAATGGCAACTAAGAAAATGACACAGATACAGGCAGTATTAAATTACTTACAGACACACAAGGGTCTTACAAGTATGCAGGCTTTTGAGAAGTTTGGGGCAACAAGACTTTCGGCAATTATCTTTGTATTACGTAGAAGAGGCTTTACAATTATTAACGTCGATAGAACAGGCACAAACAGGTTTGGTGAACCTGTAAAGTTTGTTGAATACAGACTGCTTAAGAACAATTGATATAAACACCCGCCGAAGCCTTTTTCCTTTCCTTTCATTTAGGGGCTGACGGTTAAAGCGTAGGGAGAGATATGACACATATTTGTCCTCAAAAAGTTAACCTTATGATAAAAGTTACGACGTTTGTTCATTGTTAAAACTTATGTGGGTTCATCTCAAACTACGCAAAAGGTGCTTTATATATAAGTTTGGTAGGTTCTTGCCCAAAAACCTATCACCAATAGGACAAACTTCTACTCTGAGCGATACAGGAGTAATCTGACGGAAAAGTTCGTGGGAGTTAATCGTTGCAACGGGAAGAATGTCCTATACCAATTCCTATATCGCATTAGCGTAAAGGCTAATCTCTTTAACAGATTATGTCGAGCGATAGGGCGTACTGCCAAGCGTAATGTGGTGGGGGTAGTTGTGAGTGCTATCTGCGACTAAGAGTATGGTGGAAATGGACTGTAATGAGTTCACACGGGTAACATACTTACACTCACATTAAATATGAAGTAGTGGCAGAATGGCGATTGCTAAATGAACGGTAGTAATGAGTTAATGTGAATCGGGGTTCGAGTCCCCCTACGTCCTAGTTCGACTCTGGGGCGTGCAGGTGCAATATCTTTAACATAAAGGTTCAAATCCTTTCTACTTCACAAAATCCTCGTCATAGAGGTTCTCAAAGTCGATAGTGGGACGGAGAGGTAAAAACACAAAGAAGTCAGAAATGATGAGTGGTCACTATTGCCCTGACTGTAACGTGCAGTTGATAAGGTCAGCCAAGTTAGTAAATAGTACGAACTGCGAACCTGTGGGTGATATAAGGTGAACCCTCAAACACAAGGGCGTGGTGTAACGGTAGCACATCGGTCTCCAAAACCGTTAGTCAGGGTTCAAATCCTTGCGTTCTTGCCAATGGGGTTAGTTCCAAGTACCCCTCTAGGAAAACCTTGGCGGGTTACAGAACAGCAGTCGAAAATAGGCAGTTCATAGGAGAAGCAGAACTTCTAACAGTATTCATACGGGTGAACGTGACCTAAGAGGTTTACAACAAACAAATCTGCATTATATGAAGGGTTGCCGCAAAGTAGACGGGGTATCCTGTATGATAACTACTTAGTAGCAAATCGAAAATTATTTTCGAGGGGACTAAGTCAGGCTAGGAATGTTATCAACTGATAAGTGCGACTCTTATCACCCTTCACCAATAGTAAACACCTGTCAAGGTAGCCACGATACACTCCGTATCGTTCGTTCGACTAAAATAAATATTCATTAACCACACACATATTACACACTTTGACAGGTGTTTATTTAATAAAAGGAGAAGAACAATGTCAGAGGCATTAGCCACGAAATACAGACCGCATACTTGGGACGATGTTTGTGAACAGGGTGTGGTAAAAATTATATTACAACAACAGATAAGTAGTGGCGAGATACAGCACGCTTATCTTTTTTGTGGTTCGGCTGGTTGTGGTAAAACTACATGTGCTCGTATTTTTGCTAACGAGATAAATCAAGGCAGAGGCAATCCTATGGAACTTGATGCCGCTTCTAATAACAGCGTAGATGATGTGCGTAATATCATTCAACAGGCTAAAGTTCAAAGTATGGATAGTGAGTACCGTATTTTCATTTTAGATGAGTGTCATATGCTTTCTAATTCTGCTTGGAATGCAATGCTTAAAATACTTGAAGAGCCTCCCAAAAAGAGCATATTTATTATGTGCACGACTAATCCTGAAAAGATACCTAAAACAATAATCAGCCGTGTTCAGAAGTTTACCTTTAAGCGTATCAGTCAGACAGGAATAAAGAACCGATTAGAAGACATATGTGACGCTGAAAACAGGGAA